ACCGAAGCCGGGAATGTAATGACTTTCTCTGAAAAAGAAGTTCATAACGGCTTCTGGATTGGGGATTACATACTCAAGGAGTTGCCATGAATAAGGCATATTCCGAGATAGTGGATTACATTCTCTCCTACTGCCTCTCCTACGTAATAGAAGATCCAGAAGAAAACTATCCACGTTGTCGTGCTGGTATCACTGGCTTCGTAAACTGTGGCATTGGTAGCCCACTTCCTGAAGTGGGTGACCTTGTTCGATTGGATTCCATGAGTGACTCTAGATACCGCCTTGGCTGGTTACTGGCAGTACGTGGAGAGCCTGCGAACTACATGGAATACCTCGTTAAGTCTGCTAAAACAGGTACTCCATGTTGGTGGGGCAATGTTGGTATCTCCTACCTACATCGCAAAACCCGTAAAGCACATCCAGAGTGGCGTTGGACTGATGAGCAATTTGCTTTCAGAGATCTTTGGCGTAAAGCCTGCCGTCCAGATGATCCCTACATCTACCTACCGGGTGACCCAGAGTTTTTTGGTGACTCAGCAAAAGTGTTTGTACGGGTTCGCTTCAGCATTTCCCAGGATATACAGGAAGTAATTGTTGAAGACTGGGCTATGTACCTGAAGAAACAAACCGGCTATAGCCAAAAACGACTACTGCAGTACTACCGAGACATGGTGGCTATTGCCTCTACCCCAAAGGAAAAGATCGATGGCGAATAATGAGTTCCGCAGCACTGGCCGTACTGTACGACGTGCTGCTCAATTCTTGCAGCAGGCTTTGGCCAAGCAAGGTGACTGGGTAACCGTTCAAGATCACAACGATTTGGAAGACAGTCATCGCAGCTTGGCTCAACAAGTCAGCGGTTTGTTGGAAATGTTAAACGTGAATCACGACGTTGATAAGTCTCGTGTCCGTGTGAAATTGCTCCGTAAAAAGGGGGACTAGCTATGGGCTATGGACCGCTTGTAAAAGGTAAACCAACTCCCATCACACCCTATAAAGGGTCATGGGCTGAACAGGTAAATAAACCAAAACCCAAGGAATAAACATGTCTGAGGCAATAGATCTCTATCGATCCACGCCACGGAAAGTCCGTGAATTTACGTTGGATGTTCTCTACGCTAACCTTGTCCCATTCATCACGGCATCGCCTGGTGTGGGCAAATCCTCGTTAATGCGTAGTATTGCTAAGCAACTGAACCTGTTTATTATCGACCATCGCTTGTCTACAAGCGTGCCGGAAGATATGTCAGGTTTGCCCCGCTTTGATCAAAAGGGCTACGCTTACTTCGCCCCGTTCCGTGAGCTATTCCCGTTAGCTGATGCTGTTATACCAGCAGGCTACGACGGCTGGCTCATATTCCTTGATGAGTTCAACAGTGCCAAGAAAGAGGTTCAGGCAGCTGCCTACAAGCTCATTCTTGACCGCATGGTTGGTCAGCATCACTTGCACGACAATTGCTTAATTGCCTGTGCTGGTAACCTGATGACTGACCGGGCTATCGTTAATCCGATAGGCACTGCAATGCAAAGCCGAGTTATCCATCTAGAGATGGAAGTCAGCTTTGATGAGTGGCTGCAAGACGTAGCTATTCCAGAGCACTACGACACCCGCATCATTGCTTACCTCAGCCAGTACCCGTCTAAGCTGATGGACTTCAAACCAGACCACAAAGACAAGACTTTCGCTTGTCCACGTACTTGGGAGTTCATGAACAAGCTGGTACACGGCATGAACATCACCCAGGACAAGCTACCCATGTACGCCGGTACTATCACGTCGTCTATGGCTGCTGACTTTGTTCAATACGTCAAAGTATTCGACAGGATGGTCAGCGTAGAACAGATCCTAAAAGACCCTGAAGAGTGCCCATTGCCAATGGACACCTCAACATGCTGGGCAGTAATCAGCTCCATCATGGAAAAAATCAACGAAGAGAACTTCGGCAAATTGGCCAAATACGCCAATCGTTTTGATATGCCGTTTCGTATTCTCTTTTTCCGATCAGTGATGATTCGTCAGCCTGGGTTGCGTCAACACCCTGCTTTCTCCCAAGCACTGATCAAACTGCAACAGTACCTAACTGGTTGATCTCTATGGACTTTGATATTCAAAATCTCAATCGAGAGTTGGACCGTACAAAGTCCAGCGTCTTCCTGAAAGGTAACTCAGCTTTCCTTGGTTCACTCATGTGTTCTATGGATTTCCGCTGGATGCCTGAAATCGAGACAGCCCAAACAGACGGTACGTATATAGGCTGGAATCCTCATTTCTTTATGAGCCTGTCTCCCAAGACCAGAACTACAGTTTTGGTGCATGAGCTTTGGCACCCTGCCCGTCTGCATAACTTCCGTATGGGTTCCCGTGACCCAGAGATATGGAACTGGGCCTGTGACATCCGTATCAACAACGACCTAATTAAAGAGGGTTACTCCTTTGTAGGTATCGAATGGGGATGGATGGAACCAGAAATAGATCAGACCGCTGCAGGCATACTGTCTGAGGAAGACATTTACGACATCTTGATACAACGTGGTGAAAAGCCTCCTCCGCAGCCTGACAATGGTGACCTGAAGCCTGCTAACAAGGACACCATAAACGACACCATTGGTAATGTTTTGCGGGCCATACACGAGGCCACGCTGGCCGGTGAAGCAGGCAGTATCCCTGGTTCGGTTACCAGCACCATTAAGAAATTCTTGGAGCCAGTAATCCCATGGGAGGTAACTCTCATGCGGTTTATGACCGAGCTACTGGACTCAAGCTATACATGGCGTCGGCCTAATCGTCGGAGCCAAGAGGTATACCTACCATCGACCTATGTCGATGATGGGCGACTTGAGCACTTGGCCTACTACCTGGACGTGTCAGGCTCCTGCAGCGATGCTGACGTACTGCGTTTCAATTCTGAAGTGAAGTACATCAAGGAAGTCATGCAACCAGAGAAACTAACGCTGGTGCAATTCGACACGACTATCCAGCAGGTACGGGAGTTTGGTGAGTACGACCCCTTTGATGAAATTGTCATAGTTGGTCGGGGCGGCACTTCTTTGGAATGTGTCCGTCAGCACATGGAGAGCATCAAGCCAACAGCTGCTATTGTCTTTTCAGACCTGCAGTGTCCTCCAATGGGTCCACTCACCTTCGATATTCCAACCATCTGGGTAGCCATCCGGGCAGCAGGAAAGACTGTGCCATTTGGTGAACTCATCCACATCAGGAAGTAAACCATGATTGTTAATGGCAAAGAGTTGCTACTACGTACCCCTATAGTGGATATGGTTAGTAATAAGATGACTGCCCACGGTACTAGCTATGGTCTTGGGGAGGCTGGGTACGACATCCGTATCAAACAAGAAGTGGCTTTTCGTGGGCGAGACTACGGTAAACGTGTCATTACCGTGTCAGACGGTCTTGGGGGAATCAAACAAAAACATGGCCGTTTTGCTTTAGCATCAGCTATGGAACGCTTCACTATGCCCAATAATCTGACAGGCATTGTCCACGACAAGTCCACCTGGGCACGTCGTGGCCTGTCGGTATTCAACACGGTTATCGAACCGGGTTGGGAAGGCTTCTTGACCTTGGAGCTTGTATACCACGGTGAAGGAGACCTTGTAATTCCAGCTGGTTCTGGGATTGCTCAAGTAATCTTCCATTTCACGATAGAAGAGGCTCGTTACACTGGGAAATATCAGCATCAAGCTGATAAACCGGTAGCTGCCATAGCAACACCGTCACAAGAATAAAACCCTTCTTTGGGCTGAATTGCCCTTAATCAACTGGAGTCATCTGCATGTCCTTCATTCGCGTAACCCTGAAAGCCGACGGTTCTAAAGTAGAGCTGAACATCAACCACGTCACCCACTTTTCCGGTGCAAGTAGTGGTGAAGGCAGTACTATTATTCTGGCCAACCGTGACTACCTGGAAGTGACCGATACCATTCGCTCGCTGCGTGGCTACGTTAAGAAAGCCCAGGGTGTTCTGCCTGAAAAGGCTGCTGAAACTGCTGAGTAATTAGCACCTCAGCCCAGAGGCCAAAGCCCAATACGCCCCACAAGGACGTATTGGAAACTAACTGTTTCCAATACGTCTTCCCCCAAATTAAGAGAATTTTATGGAATCTCGCGTCCTAGTTATCGGTGGTTGTTTTGCTGCACTTGAGTTGCTGGCACTCGATCGAATGGTAGTTTCTGGGAGAAACCCAGATGTTGCCTTTTTTGACGATTTAGCTACGCCAAAACAGTTTATGACTGAGGCCGATCCTAAAAAAGGACCCAAAGGTCCAAGAAACCGTTGGGGACAGATGAAGTGACTCAGGATGAATTGATGCTCCAATTGGCTCTCATTGCTGAGATCCATACGGACAAAAAGACGATCTCGCTGGCAGTGATGAAAATCATTAAAAGTGTATCTAGGGCCAATCGTGGCCCGCTCTACTTGATAGCCGGGAGTAGTAATCCTCGTGCTGTCATTCTCGATGCCCTTGCTCGTTATGAGCAGGAAAAACCTATTGAGGAATTACCGGATGACCGACCTACCGAAATACCGGAAACCACTGGGCACAGTTACAGAGATGCCGGGGATCACGACCGAGATATGGACTATGGCCGTGTTCGACGCAAAAGAGGTTCCCATCGGGACCGAGCTGTTCGCTCAGCCAAGCGAGAATCGTTTGAATCTTGAGCTACAAGTAGCCAAGGATCACAATTTGCTGGCACAGAACAGTTTGCGTCAAGCAGAAAAAGAGGCCCGTATGGCTAAAACCATGCTGGCTGATGCTGTTAAGTATCTAGCCAAAATAGAGGCTGAAGGCACTGTACAGATCCGCACTTTGATCGAAATCAGAGGGTTCCTTTACACCATTGGGGAGATCGAAGATGCAGACCGAACGGACACTTGAGCAACGAAACGAAGCTCAGCGTAAAACCATTGTTGAGCAAGGTGAGCTTCTTAAAGTAGCCGGTGCCCGTATTAAAGAACTGGAGATGTGGGAACGCTTCACTGCGTATCTCCTAAATAACTGCGAAGGTGAGGAGATTTACGAAGAAAAGTTGCAAGAGTGGTTAGCTGACATGTTGGCCGCAGAGAAGTTATAGTTATGTTGTCTTGGGGGCAAGGCCCCTTTAACTCTCACTAAGAAGGAAGTGTTATGTGTATCGACTGTGATTTGCTTGAACTGGACATGCAAGGTAAGCGTGCCGACACCATCGAGAAGCTGACCAACTCAGCAGATCGTTTGGATGACATGGGCGAAATTGAGCTGCGTGATCAAGTCCTGCTGCTGATTGCCGAAGCACTGCCTAAAGCTGAAACCGAAGGCCCGAGCCAAGGTGAAGCAGATACTGCTGATACCGCACCAAAAGTCTCGGATGAAAACGAGAAACTGATGCGTCAAGCAACAGAAATTATCGCCAAAGTTCTTGGCGTTGACCCGAGCAGCCTTGTGTTGGTAAGCCGTTAAGGCATACTGCACATTCTGTAAAACCCACCAACTGAACCAAAGGAAATACGACTATGCAGTCCACTCGCCGTCTGCTCCATATGGCCATTGCCGTGGCAGCTTTCTGCTTCGGCTCGTTTGCCTACGCCGCCACTGATCCGGTTGAGTATGGTCAAGTACTCAGCTTCGTTCTGGCTGATGTCGGTGCCATCGGTACTGATACCGCCAAGTTCCACGCCGAACAGGCTTACATGATCGCTAGTGAGCGAATGTGTAATGGTAACTCTGGTGCCTTGATTACTGCCTCCCATGGTTTCATGCAAGTATCCGCAGACGAGGTGGCCAAGGGCACGACTGGTAGTACGGTGTCCTTCTACCTCAGTTAAAATCCCTGCGCCGGTCTAGCACCGTAAGAAAAACCCCCTCTATGTGAGGGGGTTTTTTGTTTGAAAGCTGTTTCACTAACAAAGGAATTTTTCATGAAACTTGTAACACCTAAAGTGTTTGTAATCGGTGAGTCCACCCAAATCAAAGAAGGCATGGAGGCCATGCTGGATCACTTGGGGGTTCCTGATTGGCATACAGATGCTGCTTCTGATGCTGAAATGCTCTCAGAAGTGGCTGGCAAGCTCTGCTACATGAGTTTTGACACCGATCTGAACGCAAACCTTACCCGCACTGGTATGCGTAACAACGAGCAGTACTTGCAAGAAGGCATCATTGCCACCAAGCATGGCTCTGTTCTGGAACACACAGTAGTCAACTTCGTGTTGCTTGACGTGTCCCGTGTACTCACTCATGAGCTGGTACGCCATGGTGACGGTACTGCCTTCTCTCAGGAGTCTGGTCGTTATGTACGCCGTGAGCTGGGCATGTTCATCCCGAGCATCATCAGCGAGCAACCAGCCTTGCTGGAAGCCTTCATTGAAGCTGCAGAAAACATTGAAGAGCAGTACACCAAACTGGTAGTCCTGTCAGGTATCAACGATTCCCCTGACTTCAACTGGAAAAAGAAGATGACTTCGGCACTTCGCCGGGTACTTCCTGAAGGCCGTGCCAACGCTATTTTCTTCTCGGCAAATCACCGGGCTATTCGTCACATCATCCAGATGCGTACCGATCGCCATGCTGAAGAAGAAGTGCGTTTGGCCTTCGTACCTGTCTTTTACGCAATGCTGGAGCGTTACCCAGCACTGTACAAAGACGCAAAAGTCTCCGTAGTGGACGGTATCGCTGAAGTCCGCTTCGACACTGAAAAAGTGTAATCACTTTTCTTGGTTCGTAACCCACCAGCAATGGTGGGTTGCCTTATTTCTAATTAGGAGTATCCCTGATGCAAGTAGCAGCTCTTTCCGATGCAATCACTCATGCGGTGATTGGTAAGCAAGAATCCGTAGAGATGGGTGTCAGCGACAGTGCTGCACTTATGCACATCTTTTCCACAACCCTGTACACATACCCCCGTTTGGCCACAGTACGGGAGATTATTTGTAATGGTTGGGATGGTCACATCACTGCCAACAAAACAGACACGCCTTTGCAGATCATTCTGAAAGACGGTCAGTTATCAATTCGTGACTTTGGCCCTGGTATCCCACATGCCAAAATCGGCCAGATTTATGGTGTGTTTGGTAACTCAACCAAACGCGAAGACTCTACTGTAACCGGTGGCTTCGGCCTGGGCAGCAAAGCCCCCCTTGCTTACGTTGATAACTTTGAAGTTATCTCCCACAACAGTGGAGTAAAGACCGTTTACCGTGTGTCCAAGTCCTCTATGGAAAAAGGCGGTAAGCCTTCGATTGATACAATCGTAAGCATGCCCACCACAGAGACCGGTATCCAAGTCAAGCTGGGCATCCAGCACCAGCACGCTGATGAGTTTTTACGCCTCATCAACGAAGTGTTGATCCTTGGTGAGATCAAAGCCAGCGTCAATGGTAAAGACCCAGTTGAGGGACTGCCCCTTGAGAACAGCCCAACTGGTTACCTGATTAACAGTTTCTCAGGCACTCTAACAAGCCGCATTAACGTCCGTTACGGCAATGTTGTGTACCCGTTACCAAAGCACGAAGGTTACTTAATCGAGTGGCAGCGTGTACTGGAAGGCATGAGTAAACTGTGGAATGGAGCAAACATTATTTTTATGTGTGCTCCTGACACTGTTTCCATTGCCCCAAGCCGTGAGGCTTTAATTCTGACAGACGCAACAGTAGCAACTTTAAAAGGTCTTCTTTTGTCGTTTGATAGTTCATTGGCTGAAGTTGCTAAAGTATCTTCACAGCAAATCATTCAAGCCAGAACTAATAAACTGATCTCTGAAGAGACCATCGTTGAACCAAGTAATTTCGCCAACCATATCCAGTTGCCTCGGATAACCAGCGAACAACATCCCACAGGGATAATTGCTTACACCACTCGTAGGGCCTTTCTTAACCACGAGTTGCAAAGAAGTACGTCAGTAAGCCCCAATGTACTTGTTGTAAAGCGGCTGGAGAAGTTGGTAAAAGAAGCACGTATACCTGTAAAGTTTGGGAATGCGTTGCTTAAAAAGGCAAAGTACGCCAAGAACATTTCTACAAAAAGAAGCTACTTTACAAGTAGTTACGAAGCAATAATCCACAAGTACTTAACTCTTCCTCTCAATAACCTCATTGCCCAAGATGAAAAATTAACTAAAGACCGTCTTTATTACACCTTTAGTCGATATAGTTATCGTAGCTTTGAGCTTATCCGTCCAAGTAAGTTGAGTATTACTCATGGCGATGTAGAGAAAGCAGTTAGCTTTGCATTTAAACGTGCAGTAGTTGGCCGTAGTAAAACTGCGATACAAGACTTTTTGTCAGACCAAGAGTACCCAAATGGCTGGGTTGCATACCTCTGCCAAAACAATGAAAAGACCATCCAGGCAATCACAGATGGCTTGGTCGGCTTAGGGTATGACGTGCGTAACGTGATCCCTGAGAAGGTAGTGGAAGAGATTGACCCATTGGCTCCCAAGCCAGTGCGTAAGCCTGCAGCACCCAAGCGTAAGGGCTTCCTGTCTCTGCTAAGTAGCTTTAACCCAGTAACAGAAACCTTTCTGTTAAGTACAGCCCGAGCCAATGCTACTCCTGAGTCAGAAGTTCATGACCCAGTGGCTTACGTAGTACTGAATAACTCAACTGAATGTCCTACCGTGTTTTCTAAACTGAGCGGTAAGTCTGCTCAACTTGTAGCCACACATTTTGGGGATAAGATTGCTGTAGTTATCAGCACGCAAGTCCAAAAACTAATTGATAAAGGGATGCCTGAAGTGAGCGCATTTATTGGCAACTACGTAGATGCAGCTTTATCTACTCGTCCTGACTTTCCACGTTATTTGGCATTTGGTAAGTTAGCGAAAGATAAACAGTATCGTGCTGATACCCATAAGTTTTTAGGGAGTATTATTAGGCACGAAAAAGTGATGAGTGACTTGGGTTTGCGTTTCTACATTACCCCAGAAACTGATATGTTAATCACTTTCTACGAAGAGTCTCAGCACAGGCAGTTCTACGCTCTTGATTTACCAAAGTGCCGAGCCTTAGTTGCAAAAGTAAAGCCCTACCCTGGTTACGATACCTTGGTTCACAAAATCGATAGTTCTCCTTGGAAGTATTTCCTTGATATGGACCATGTGGTACATAAATTGGATAAGGCCCAACCCTCCTCAGAGCACTACGCAATTGCGTGTGAAATTGCTCTTAAACTCCTTAAATAAGGATTACGTATGAAGACCCGCATTATTGCATTGGTTGTGGATGTCCATAACCTAACGCTCTATAAAGATGATGGCGAAACTATTACCATTGCCCAAGGAGACCCTCGTGTTCGTAAGTTGGTAGATACTATTGTTCCTGCTCTGGAGAACAGCGGTGAGTGTCTGCTGACCGAAGAAGACATGGCCGTTTACTCACCGTACAAGGAAGCTGAAGAGAGCCTTAATGGTCTCGTTACTTTCTTCCGTGTGATGAAAGCAAAAGCTGATGAAATCATGGCTCGTTTTGCCACTGAAGCAGTGACGCCTTTGGTTGTGGGGCAAGTACCCAACCAGCGGAATGTTGAGCAGCAGAAGCAGGTTGAAGAGAAGGCACCGATTACCAAAAGCATGGCTGCTGTTGCAGAAATCATGGAAGGGGCTATGTCTACCTCCCATCCGAACTTTGGTGCTACTGACCATCCCGGCAGTGAGCCAACTACCATTGTGGCTGTCATGCCTGATGGTACGGTAATCGGTGGCATGGAGCAGCTGAGCATTCAGATGCAAGCAGTGGTCTCCAAAATGGGATCACCAGAAGGTTTACAAAACTTCTTCAAGCGACTGGCCAGCGTAAAGCGTAACCATGCTGCCCAAGACCTCCTGAAGTTCATGGAGAAAGGCGAACTGCCAATTGCGGACGACGGTACTGTCCTGGTCTACAAACGCCTTAACCGTAGTAGCGAAAGCTACTACGTAGACTGCCATTCCAGTAGCGTTAAGCAACGTGTCGGCAGCTACGTTTTCATGGATGAAAAGATGGTTGATGCCCGTCGTAGCGTGGACTGCTCCAATGGTCTGCATGTGGCCCGTCGTGACTATCTGGACTCCTTCAGTGGTAACGTCTGCGTACTCGCTAAACTAGCCCCAGAAGACGTGATTGCAGTGCCTCACGGTGATGCTCGTAAGCTACGTGCTCGTGCTTACTTCATCATTGCAGAGCTGAGCCAAGTGGATCATGACAACGTGGTCCGCAATCGTCCTCTGCAGGACACGGCCTTGCTTGGCAATGCTGCTTCCGGTAACCACACTCCAGTTTTGGAAACTGTGGAAATCACTGAGGATCGTGGTGGTGGTCTGATTGTTACTCCGGTAACCGAAGCCAATCCATTCACTATGGAAGACAACGGTCGCCGCAGTGAGTCCTTGGACAACCTTGAGCCTATTCTGCAGGAGAAATCCTCAGTAGACGCCCGAGAGTTGGCCTTGAAAGATCAAGCCCCAGCAACTATTTTCATTACCCCTCAGCGTCAGCTTTACGACCTGATGAAATCCGGTGATCTCAAGGCTGCTGTTGAGCTACTGGCGTTCAAGAAGGCTAAAAAGAAAGGCTGGCCTGCTCTGGGCTTGCCGGTCACTGCTGGTGATGATTGCTACAAAGTCATTGCTGATGCTGAAAAACCACAGCCTGCAGTAGAAGCCACCCCTCCCCCACCCGCTCCAGAAATGAAGGCAGAACCTGTGACCACTTCTAAGCCAACGGCTGAGATGTCTCAGTCTGAAAAAGCCCAGCATCTTTGGGATCTGTACCAAAAGAACCCGGACATTTCTAATGCCCGTGCCTTGGTTACCCACAAGCAAAAGTCGAAGAAATCGTGGACCGTCCTCGGTCTGACTGATGAAATCGGCAAGCGTATGGTCAACCGAATCAGCTAAGGCTCTTCCCCTAGATACCTCTAGTCTTATAGACTGGAGGTATCTTTTATGGAGAAGTACGGCCATGTCAACCGCATATCGTGTAAATCGTAAGGCTACTGATGGCGACATTGTTCGCCTCAATAGCGTAGGTCTCTCGCTGGCTACTATTGCCAAGCTCTTAGGGTGTCACCCGACAACGGTAACCCTTCGACTCAAATCCTTGGGAGTGGAGCCGTCAGATACCCGTCGAACCTTTATGGAAGACGTGTTCGTTCAGCTTAATACAGACCAGCAGGAATGGCTTGCCGACCTGTTGGAGACCCAAAACATCTCCATCAAAACATACGTTCGTCGTTTGTTGGTGGAGGCTCATAAAAAGCGTATTCCGTAAGGATCCAAAATGAACCGTACTTTTGAAAACTGTACTCTCCTTGACACCAAAACCTGGTTTGACAAGGCAGTGCCAAATCCTACTCGTAAAAACTTCAGCACTCAGCTGGGTGTGCATTACGAGGAAGTGGCTGAATCCTTGGAAGCCCTGCAAGGCAACGATGCAATGGTCACCATGCTTCTTAGTGCCGCAGCCATGGCTATGGCCGCTGTAGCTGACATTCTCAAGCAAAACGAGTATGCCATTGAAGTACCTAAAGGCGAAAATGCAGAGCTTTTCTTGGACGCTCTATGCGATCAAATCGTTACTGCTACTGGTACAGGTCACATGCTTGGCATGGATATGGTCGGTGCAATGACCGAGGTCAATCGCTCCAACTTCAGTAAGTTCGATGAAAAAGGTAACCCCATTTTCAACGAAAACCGCAAGATCATGAAAGGACCGAACTACAGCAAGCCTGTGCTCCGTCCATACCTTCCCCAGCAGTAAGCTGGAATCAGGCAGTAAAGACCCCCGTATATCGGGGGTTTTTCTTAGGAGAATCCCCCAATGTTCGATCATGTACAAAGACTCCCTCTAAATGAGGGACAAGAAGCAGCCTCTGAAGGATTCTTTAATTTCCTCTTCAGTGATCAAAAGGAACTGTGCATTAGCGGTCCCGGTGGCGTAGGTAAAACCTTCCTGATGGGTAACCTCATCGACGTTGTACTGCCCCGGTATTTCGAGGCGTGCCAGTTGATGAACATTCCAGCTGAGTTTCAAGAAGTGGTTATGACAGCCACGACCAACAAGGCTGCAGAAGTGCTGGGTACGCAGACCATGCGACCTACCGAGACAATCCACAGCTTTATGAACCTCGTAGTTAAAGAGGATTTCAGCACTGGTGTGGTAAAAATTTCCAAGTCCCGTAGTTGGCAAATTCACCAACGCAAAATCATCTTTATCGACGAAGCTTCAATGATCGATTCGGATCTTTACGATGCGATCAAAGAAGGCACAATGAAGTGCAAGATCATCTACGTAGGGGACAAAGATCAATTGGCCCCTGTAAAAGAAAAGATCAGCCCTGTTTACAACCAGAAGCTGCCTATCTTTGAACTGCTTGAACCAATGAGAACAAGTGTTCCTGCGCTGCAGGCTTTGAATGCCCAGTTCCGTACCACTGTTCAAACAGGCAAGTTCAATCCAATCCAATTGGTTCCAGGCATCATCGATCATCTTGATGATGAGCAGATGGAGCACGAGGTTACTGCCCGTTTCGCTGTACAGACAGACGATCGTATTCTGGCCTACACAAACCAACGTGTGATCGATTACAACTCGTTTATCCGTGAAATTCGTAGCTTGCCTGCTGATTTCCAAGCCGGTGAGTATGTAGTGAATAACGCTGCCATCCGTATTGGTAAAGCACGACTGTCTGTAGAAGAAGAAATCTACCTACAGACAGTGTCGTCCATTGTCACCTCGGTGGACATTGCTCCTGATGTGCAGATGGACATTCGTTTAGCCACCATTCAGAACTCCCGTGGGGAAATTCTGTACGACGTACCAATCCCTGCTGACCGTGCCCATTACACGGCCTTGGTAAAGTATTACCAAAAAAACAAAGACTGGACCCGGTACTTTCATTTGAAAAATACCTACCCAGACTTCCGTCAACGCGATGCGGCCACCGTCTACAAAGCCCAAGGCTCTTCGTGCAACACGGTCTACGTAGACGTGACGAATCTCTCGTCATGCCACAACCAAAACCAAGCAGCACGGTTGTTTTACGTAGCTGTATCCCGTGCCCGTAACCGGGTTGCCTTCTATGGCACCTTGGCAGAGAAGTACGGTGAGTTCATTCAATAGGTGCCTTATGGCCATTCAGCGTATGGATCAGTTGATAACAAAACTGACAGACGCTCTATTCGTGGCTGAGTACCGTAGGCTGGATAAGATGGTGGAGGATCTGGATCAACAGAACCGGGAAGCCAAAGGCCATAACTCCTACGGTTTCATTTATGAAGGAGTGCAGTACACGCCCAAAAATTCACCGTATTTGCCCGGAGGTCAACGCCACACATCGCTGTCTTTCTCTTTAAACAAGGTAGCAAAAGACTTCAAGCAAAGCATGGAGATGGTGGCACACGACCGGAAAATGATTGAGCAGGTTCTCTATAAACTGCTCGTTCAATGCAACGACGCTCGTGAGGTAAGGGACTGCTTACCCGAGGCTCTTGTTAGCCTTGTCCCCGACTTACAGGCCATGCCTCGACAGTTCACTGATGGGTATTTACTCAAAAGTGACGAAAGAGCGTATCGCCAGTACCAGCAAATCCTCCCTAAAATTCAACTGTATACGGCAACTAGGTTGCTCTACTAAGGAACCTGTTATGCACTATTTGTATTTCTCAAAAGAAGAACAGGAAACCTACCCAGTTACCTTCCTAGTGCCGCAAATCCGTAAGGATGACTTGAAAAAGCATTACATCACGCCATACGGAGTAAATGAAGAAGAGGTATTGATACTGGGGTTGCACTACGCCCCAGGCAAAAAGAAAACCCCAATGGCTGAGATGCGTCGTTATTTGGAAGAAATCATTTGCCCGGTATTAAAGGATGCTGGAACCAAGTATGTAATGGTTGCTGATGCTGACTATTTCAAAGCACTCACCAAAACAGCCAAGGCTGACGTTCACTTAGGTTACCTACTGGACTCCACAATGGGGGACTTTAAGGTCATCTATGTGCCCAACTACAAAGCCAAGTTCTATGACCCGATTAAGGTTACTGCCAAAATCGACATGAGCATGGAAGCTCTTGTAGCAGCCCAGGGTGGTAACTACCAAGCACCGGGCAGCGGGATCATCCACTTTGCCCAATACCCGACAGAGGTAGCAGACATCGCACAGTGGCTTAAAAAGCTATTGGCAATGAACTGCCCACTGACGTTCGATATTGAGACATTCGATCTAAAGCACCATAAGGCAGGCATTGGCACCATCTCTATCGCTTGGAACGAACACGAAGGCATTGCCTTTCCTGTGGACTACACAGACGATCCTTGGATTGAAGTGGTAGGTGATAACGAGATACAGCACTACGGGCGTCAGGTGTACAACACTGAGGTACGTGCATTGCTGAAAGAGTTCTTCCAGAGCTACCGGCAAAAAGCGATTTATCACAACATTGCCTTTGACGCATACGTGCTCGCATACCAGCTATTCATGGATGGCATACTCGATACCGAAGGCTTGCTTAACGGTATCGACTGCATGCTCAGAAACTGGGACTGCACCAAGCTAATTTCCTACCTCGCTACAAACTCCTGTTCTGGAAACAAGCTCAGTCTCAAAGACCAGGCACATGAGTTCGCTGGTAACTACGCAATGGATAGCGAGGACATAAAGGACATCACCCGGATTCCAAGAGCCAAGCTACTGGAATACAACCTGGTGGATGGTCTTGCTACTTGGTTCGTGCATAAAAAGCGTAAGCCTCAAATGCTGGCAGACCAGCAGGAAGAGATCTACGAAACCATCTTTAAACCAGCTACCAAAGACATCTTACAGATGCAGTTGACGGGCATGCCTATCAACATGAAGCGGGTTAAAGAGGTAAAGCAGATCCTGCTAACCGAAGAAAAACGGGCCATGTCCCTAATTCAAGGTTCTCCATTGATTCAACGCTTTACTTACCAAGCAAACGAAGCTTTGGTGATCAAAAAGAACAAAGAGTACAAAAAGAAAGTCATCACAATTGCTGACGTAAATGAGGTGTTTAACCCCAATTCACCAGATCAGTTGGTTGATTTACTGTTTAACATGCTGGGCTTGCCCATCATTTCCCGCACCAAAACAAAGCAACCATCTGCTGACGGCGATGCGCTAAAAGCATTGCTGAATCACACTGCTGACCCAGAGATCAAAACTCTGCTGCAGGCCCTGCAGGATTTCAAAGACGTAAACAAGATTCTCACTACCTTCATTGTTGCAATGGAGGGGGCTGCTCTAGGCCCAGACGGTTGGTATTACCTCTTTGGTAACTACAACCTTGGTGGGACGGTTTCTGGACGGTTGTCTTCAAGCAAACCGAACATGCAAAACCTACCGGCCAGCTCACGCTACGCCAAGCTCATCAAATCTTGTTTTGAAGCCCCACCCGGTTGGTTGTTTATGGGCCTCGATTTTGCATCCCTTGAGGATCGAATCAGTGCCCTGACCACCAAAGACCCAAACAAGCTAAAGGTTTACACCGACGGTTATGATGGTCACTGCTTACGGACGTTTGCGTATTTTCGGGACCAACTCCCCGATATTGTGGACACTGTTGAATCAATTAACAGTATTCAGAAAAAGTACCCAGATCTACGGGGAGACTCAAAAGCGCCTACTTTTGCCCTGACATATCAAGGTACTTACATTACTTTGATGGCCAACTGTGGGTTCTCCGAAGCTATGTCCAAATCAGTAGAGAAGCAGTACCACGCTCTATACGTCGTTTCAGACCAGTGGATTGCTGATAAGCTGGATCAGGCTAGCAAAGACGGTTACATCACAACAGCCTTTGGATTGCGTGTACGCACCCCACTACTGCATCAAGTGATTCGTGGAAACTCACGTACTCCCTTTGAAGCAGAAGCTGAAGGACGTACTGCAGGCAATGCTTTGGGGCAAGGCTGGTGCTTACTGAACTCCCGTGCAGCATCGGAGTTTATGGGGAAGGTCAGAGATAGCGAGTACCGGCTAGATATTCGTCCGTGTGCCCAAATCCATGACGCAAGCTATTACCTCATCCGTGACAACATCGATGCCGTTATGTACACCAACGAGCATCTGGTGAAAGCAGTCAAGTGGCAGGATCATCCTGATATATACCACCCTGACGTTGGCTTAGGCGGGGATTTATCCCTGTTCTGGCCTCATTGGGGTAAGGAAGCTGAGATACCAAACGGGGCTTCCGAGGAAGAGATACGCCACGTCATCGAGCAACACGTTACCAGCCTGTACCCATAAGGGACAGGTACACCCGGTCATCAATTGGTGACCTACAAAACTGGAGAGAACTTGTGAGTAAACAAGAAGTTACCAAGAACTACTTTATGGCCACCGGTCACGTCTTCTTCCATGAAAAAGACTCGGAGGAGGTCCAATCCACCTTTGAAAACGCTGTCATTGCCAGCGAAAATGTTTATCTGAACACCACCGATCTCGGTCGTGCCCAGCAGGCAATGCAAGTTCAACTGCACAACAAAGTGCAGGGTATTGAAATCATCGTGGTAGACGTGAAATTCGCTACGATCTTTTCGCTGGGTGCCATGACACAAGTCCAGTTCCTCAACGTTCCTGAAATCCCAACGGTGCAATAGTGAGTAAGCTCACTGGGGGGAAAGTTAATTACTACTTGGCTCAGGTTCTGTATCCCCAACGGAAAGACCAAATGCCCTACCAGGCTGAGTGTGAGGACATCGCTCAAGCCCTTAAAATGACTCCAGACGAGTTCTGTGAGTTTAAGGCTATCTGGCGTACTGCTGCAGCACGTTTGGGCAATGGCAAGCCAGATCACAAGGCTGTGTACGACGCTGAAAAACGGGTCCATTATGCCCAACGCTCCTTGAAAAGTGAGCTGATAGCCGCAGGTATCTACCCAAATCAAGCAAGCTGAACCAAGGGGCTAAATAAGCCCCAGTTCTGAGGGTCCCACCGTGAAAAACACCATTACAAACAACACCGGCATCTCGCTGGCCCTGGCCGTATGGCTGGTGCATGACGAATACGATTACAGCAAAGAGGAAAACTACATCTCGGCTACTGCCTTGATGAAGCCTTTGCGGCAAATCGTTCTGGGCCGTCGTGTACCGCCCGGTAGCCGAACTGCTGACGTGGAAGATTACATTGCACGGGCACTTGGCCATTCCATCCACGATTCTGTGGAGAAAGCATGGGTCAAAGGCTACAAGGTCAACCTAGCTAAGCTGGGTTATCCACAGGACGTAATTGATCGTATCTTGGTCAATGCCACTCCTGAAGAGCTGGCTGCAATCCCTAACTCCATTGCTGTGTACGTTGAGCAGCGTGCCTTGAAGAAAGTAAAGGCAGGCGGTTTGACGTGGACTGTGGGGGGTAAGTTCGACATGGTGACCGAGGGTATCGTTCAAGATACCAAGACCACTTCTGCCTACACCTGGGTGTACGGTGGGCGTGATGAGGAACACCAGTTACAAGGCAGCATCTACCGCTGGCTGAACCCGGATAAAATCTATGAAGATTTCATCAGGATTAACTACATCTTTACGGACTGGCAGAAATCCCAGACTAAGCAAAACCCCAAGTACCCAAAACAACGGGTTGAGCACAAAGACATTCCTCTACTGGAAGTGGCTGCTACCGAGAACTGGGTAGTAGATAAGCTCACGCAAGTCCTGAAGTTCATGGAGGTTCCTGAAAAGGATGTGCCTCTCTGCTCTGAAGAAGACTTGTGGATGTCGGATCCAAAGTTTAAGTACTACGCCAACCCAGCCAACACGGCAGGGCGTTCAACCAAAAACTTCGATACTGAAAAAGAAGCTCGTGCGTATCAGGCTGAAAAAGCCGGTAAGGGCATAGTCATTATCGAAAAAGGGGAACCAAAGCGTTGCGATTACTGTGACGCCTTCGATCTGTGCAAGCAGAAGGATCAGTTTCCCAAATACCAACCAACTTGATAAACAATGGGGTAGCACATGATTGATCTGACCGGGGTGGAACACCACCCTGCCATCGAAGAAATTGTTGAGGTTCTGTGTAACAAAACGCAGAACACCGACAGAGGCTTCTTCCGAGTGGAAATGGCCTACTTTTTGGCCAAAGTTGCTAGCTGCATGCGTGCAACAATTTCCACCAAAGATCGGGGCGACATCCCGGTCAATATGTATGCCCTTAATTTAGCAACCTCTGGTTTCGGTAAAGGGCATTCTGTTGCAATCGTTGAAGGCGATTTTCTAGCTGGCTTTAAAAAGCGATTCATGGAGGATACCTTTCCAGTAGTCGCAGAAAAGCATCTGTGGGACATAGCCAACGAGCGTGCTCTCCGCAATGCAACAGACCAGCAAGAAGAATTTGAGAAAGCAGAAACCGAGTTTCGTCGGGCTGGTGCTATCCCATTCACCTTCGACAGTGCTACAACGCCCGCTGTTAAACAGCTACGACACAAGCTGGTAATGGCTAACTGTGGTTCCCTCAATCTGCAGATCGATGAGATTGGCTCCAACCTCATTGCTCAAACTGAAGTTCTTACGCTGTACCTGGAGCTGTATGACCAGGGTCTTGTTAAGCAAAAGCTGACCAAGAATACAGCCGAGAACCAAAGGGCTGAGGAGCTGGATGGTAAGACCCCCACCAACATGCTGCTATTCGGTACTCCCGGTAAGCTGCTAGACGGTGGACCAACCGAGGACATGTTTTACTCGTTCTTGGAAACAGGTTACGCCCGTCGTTGCTTGTTTGGTTGGGGCTTCACTGCCAACAAGGCCCATAACACTCTCTCTCCGACTGAGATTTACAAAAATCTCATCAACCCTACCAACCATGCAATTGTGGATAAGTGGGCTAACCACTTCCATTCACTGGCCGACCCGGCTGTGTTTGGTTGGAAAATGGTTGTGGAAGATGAGGTAGGCATCGAGCTGCTGACCTACAAGATTCACTGCGAGAAACTGGCTTCTACCTATGCTGAGCACGAAGAAATTCGTAAAGCAGAAATGGAGCACCGCTACTTCAAGGCACTCAAGTTAGCAGGGGCGTATGCCTTTATCGATGGGAGCATCGAAATTGAGATGATCCACTTGAAGCAAGCTGTGCTGCTGGTCGAAGAGTCTGGTAAGGCATTCCAAGCAATTCTCAACCGAGAAAAGACCTACGTTAAGTTGGCCAAATACATTGCTGCTGTGAAGTCTGACCTGACTCATGCTGACTTGCACGAGGCTCTTCCGTTCTACAAGGCCAGTAACGCAGCTCGTAATGAGCTAATGACAATGGCTGTAGCTCACGGCTACAAAAACAACATCATCATCAAGAAGTCCTTCGTGGACGGTATTGAGTTCTTCCGTGGGGAAACCCTGGAGGAAACCAATCTGGATGAGATGGTCGTGTCCTACTCTGAGCACTGGGCATACAACTATCTTAATGAGGTAGTGCCTTTTGACCAGATGCACATGCTTACCCAAGCAAATGGTATGCACTGGTGCAATCACCATTTCAAAGATGGGCACCGTGCTGAGGAAAATGTCCGTACTGGCTTCAACATGATAACCATCGACTGTGATGGTGACGTGTCTCTGGCCACCGTGCATGACCTGCTGTCTGAATACAAGTTCATGACGTACACCACCAAACGACACCAGACAGAGGGGCACGATCGATTCCGCATCATGATCCCGATGAACTACCGCTTGGAGCTGGACACCTTGGAATACAAGGAGTTCATGGACTTAGTGATGGCTTGGTTACCCTGGAACTCAGACGAGTCTGCGAACCAACGGGCTAAGAAGTGGGAGGCTTACGATGGTGACTACTATCTGAACATGGAAGGTCAGTTGCTTGACGTACTTCCATTCATCCCCAAGACCCGTAAGAACGAAGAGTTCAAAACGGGGTTCCAGAAAGTCGAGTCATTGGACAACCTGGAACGCTGGTTTGCTGGTCGGATTGCTTCGGGTAACCGCAACAATCAGATGATCAAGTATGCCTTGGCCCTTGTGGACAATGGTATGTCTTTGATCGAGGTGAGCAAGCAGGTTCACGCATTCAACAACAAACTGAATACGCCATTGGGTGAAGACGAGATCGACAACACCATTATGGTATCGGTAGCCAAGCGATACACCCGATCAGCGTAATAGCGGAAGCCCGGCAGTCCTTTCTTGGTTCAAAGACTGCTGGGCACTATGCAAAGGAGATTGAGCATGGCTCAAAACAAAAACATCGTTCTCGTCATGGGAAAGCCGAATACAGGCAAAACCACCTCGCTTCGTAACTTGAAGCAGGAAAGCATGGTTTACCTGAACACGGATCTGAAAGAGATTCCCTTTCGTGATCGATTCATGGCAAACGTAGAGATTGCAAATGCTACGGATGTTCTTGATTACATTCAGGAGATCGAAGGAAATCCTGAAGTCACTGGTGCTGTGTTGGATACCCTGACCTTCTTGATGGGTATGTACGAGCGTCAGTATGTCGTACCGCTGGCTGGCACCAAACAGGGCCAATCTGCATGGGGAGACTACGGGAACTTTTACCGTGAGTTTATCCATGAGATCAAATCCGGCAGTAAAGACTACGTTATCAATGCTCACGAAGACGTTTCGTTGAATGAGCAAGCGATGACGATGGAAAGCCGAGTACCCATCAAGGGTGCTGTGGGTAAAGTGGGGGTTGAAGCAGACTTCACCACCATTCTTTCTACGATGCAGATTCCCATTAAAAAGCTGGAAGGCTTTGAAAATGATCTGCTCCACATCACTGATAACGAGCAGGAGGATGGCGTTAAATACGTCTTCTGTACTCGGATCACCAAAGAGACTGCAGGCAGTAAGATGCGGTCGGCTATGGGCTTGTGGGACCGGAAAGAGCTGTACATCGACAACGATATGGCCCAGGTCTTTGCTCGATTGCATGAGTACTACAACTGAGCCAGCGTGAAACTCTCTAGGGGAATTTTCCCCTAGAGCATGCCCCAATTATTAAAGAGAATTTGAACATGAGCAATCCATTTGGCAACCTGACTAACGACGGCCTCACAGAAACTGAGGATCGCCTTGGTGGCGGTTACCAGCCGCTTGAGACCGATCTGTACACTGGCGTGATCAAAGCCTTCTATGCAGGCAAATCCAAGTCCAGCGATGCCCGCAACGTGTCCGTCCTGTTTCAAGTCGGTGACAAGGAATACCGTGAAACCATTTACGTCACCAACAAAAAGGGTGAAAACTGGTTCCTGAACAAAGAAGACAACACCAAAAAGGTGCCGTTGCCTGGGTTCACCACGATTGACGACATCTGTCTTGCTGCCACGGGTCAAGCCCTGGCTGACCAAGCGTGGGAAGAAAAGACCATCAAGCTGTATGACTACGACCTGAAAAAGGAAGTACCAACAGTTGTGATGATGGCCGTCGATGTGATCGGTAAAACCGTATCGCTGGGCATCCAGAAAATTCTGGAAAACAAGGGCGAGAAGCAGGCCGATGGCAGCTACGAGCCGGGTCCCGAAACCCGTGAGATCAACAGCATCGTCAAGGCTTTCCACACGGAAACCAAGATGACGATGGCTGAAGCTCGTGCAGGCAAAGAAGCTGGCGAGTTCTGGGACCAGTGGGTCGAAAAGAACAAGGGTGTCGTTCGTGACAACCGTAAGATCAAAGACGGCCAAGCAGGTTCCGTTGCTGGCAAAGCTGCACCTAAATCGGGTGCTGCTGCCGGTGCTGCTGCAGCTCCACGTAAGTCTTTGTTTAACAAAGGCTAATTCGTGAAAATCCCTGTAGCTGGGTTTGACCCAAGCCTTACCCACTGGGGTGTGGCTGAGGGAACACTCTGCCTAGATACAGGGATGCTCGACAACGTACAACTGCAGACCGCTGAGACCAGCAAAAGCAAAGCCAAAAACGTCAGGGTCAACTCTGACGATATGGAGCGTGCTACCGAACTAGCTAAATTGGCAGTTCAAGTGGCTAAACGAGCTAAGGTTGTATTTGTCGAAGTCCCTGTAGGTTCGCAGAGCGCCAATGGCATGAAGTCTTATGGGGTTGTCCTTGGGATCTTGGGGGCTATTCAGGCTCTCGGAGTACCAATGATTATCGTAGGGGCTATCGACTCCAAAAAGGTATTCACCGGCAACAAGAATGCCCCTAAGCGATTGATGATCGACACTGCCTTTAGTCTCTACCCAGAGGCAAATTGGAGGCTCCGTAACGGGGTCCCCCAAGAAAACGAAGAGCATGTGGCCGATGCCATTGCCGCTATACATGCCGGGGTACAGACCTCGGTATTTCAACAGTTAATGCGATTATTCGCAGAGGTATAGACCTATCATGCAAATCACGTTGAACCAAGTGGAAATCGAAGAGGCCATCACCAACTACGTCAACGATCTTGTATCGGTGAACGAAGGTATGACCATCACAATCACCATCAAAGCCACTCGTGGCGAAGAAGGCACCACTGCTTTAATCGACATCGTTCCTGAAGTAGCCGAGCTGGAAGTGGTTGAGCCTGTTAAGGCCGCAGTCAAGCCAGCACGCAAGACTGCTACAAAAGCCGCTGCTGTTCCTGCAAAGGAAGAGCCGGTTGCCGAAGCCCAGCCAGAGCCTGTTGTTAAGGAAGCTGAGCCAGAGCCGGAAGCAGAGCCGGTTAAGGAAGAGGAAGCCCCCCAGGCCCCGGCTGAAGAGCCTGTAGTGGACGATGAGAAACCTGAAGTCCTTGCAGCAGCTGCACCAAAGTCGCTGTTTGCAAACCTGCGTAAGCCGAACAACGGTTAATGTTCATCAACAAAATACTGCTTTGGGCGTTTATGGTAGTGATGGCTGTGGTAGTAATTACTGCTGCCATCATTGCAGCAGCCCCCATTATTGCAGTGGGCTTAGTTGTGGGAGTAGTCGTCGGTATCCTGTATTGGATAGACTACCCAGGTGATCAAAAGGATAAGCCCCCGAGTTAGGGGGCTTTACTTCAAGAGATCGTATCGGAGTGTGGTCTACGGAGTTCGATTCTCCGGGGTCGGGAAACGGTGAATAGTCCGTCCTGGCCCGCAAGGTGACGACCGCACCCCGATGCGCATTTTCGCGTATCAAAACCAGTAAACGCTTTGCCGCAATTCACTGGGAAAGTAATGCCGGGAGGCATCAAGCATTCGGATCAGGGTATGCAGGAGCAGAACCGCCAGGGCTACTACACCCAAAGATCTGCCGGAACAGGCGCAAGCCGGTGTTCAAAGAAGAAGCCCCTCATTTGAGGGGCTTTTTTTATTACTGTGTGAGGTTGACCCAAGGGTTCAAGGAAAGACTATCTAGAGCCTGTCCTGGGCCTACAGAGTTATCTAGTGTCCCTTCAAGCAGCTTCGTAAAGAAGTTATCACTTGTTGGCATACCCACACTACCAAAGGTAGTTGGAGCAGGAGCCACGGTAGCCAACAGAGCGTGTACCGGGTTATTCCTGATAGTGGATAGAGCGATCTTCACAATACGTAGCTTAAAGTTGTAGAACCACAGTATACCGTTGTTCTCCAAAGCACCCCGGAAGCGCCCACTCAAACGACTGTAGTTCACAAATTCCTCTGTGATACGGGCAAGGGCAGCAGCCTCAGACAATCCCTTACGTTGGGTCAAGTCATCGTACAGAATGGCTTTAGCCAAGAAATCACCGTACTCAACTGCTTTCTGCAAGCCTTGGAAAAGAGCCGTGTCTTTGGTTACCAAAGCATAGCGACCAACCGTGGCAGCACTACCCGGTAGCTTGGCAGCAGCTTGTTCTATGTAAGCCTGCAGACGGCCCGAGGTCAAATCCACATCAGCACGAAGCAAGCCAGCATCTGAGATACCGCTGAACTCGCCTGCCTTAATCAATGGCCAAATGCTCATACGTGTGTACGAATCTTTGATTGATTGCAGCTCTGTCTTCAAACGACGTTCAAGAATAGCGTTACCACTGGCTGCACGTAACTCAGCTTCAGCTTCAATTTCACGCAGACGTGCATGAGTGTAAGCCTCAATCTCAGCAACCTTCTTACCCATTCCCTTGGTGATAGAGGCCAAAGGCACGCCCCGGCTTATTAGCTGATACACGTTAGAGAGCAGGTTAGCCATTGGCACGATCACCGATTTAATAACAATCAACACACGCGCATCAGAGACAACATTTTGAAGCACTGATTCGGCTGTCACTAATTTGCGATAAGCAGCGTTACCAAAAACAGAGACAGCAATGTTTCTAACAGCTTTCTGGGTCTCTGGAGACCAACGACCGTTACCTGTCCAAAAGTCTCCTACAGTGGCTGCATGGTAGCCAAGGACATCATTCAACATGTCCTTACGAACCATGAACTTACCGTGGAATACTTGCTCAGCGTACTTCTTAGTAGCAGGGCTAAACAGAGAAACGGCCTTCATCAAAACGGGATCTTTGGTTTTGTTGAGATCAACATACTCGTTAATGTTATTTGCTGACTCAGCCAAATCTTTATCAAGCATGGCACCCAAGTGGTTGATCAGAGTCTCGTTGTAATTACGAGCAAAGGACTCTTCCACTTGGCGACCACGCCATACACCCAGCATCTTAGAAAGATCACTTTCAGTACCCAGGCGCTCCATCATGGCTGGGTTTAGGCTTCTTTCAAAAGCCACCACGTCACCATCAGCGTCAAATACCGGCATCAACGATTCCACATTGGTATCCGATTTGATACGGGACAGGATACGACGTACAGCTATCGGATTAGCAATGACACCCGCAGTTTGTGCAACAGTTTGCCCGGTAGTTGCGTCAACACCACCAATGGTTTCACGGACGTTTTGAATAATCCCTTGCTCAAAGGTGGAGCGAGAAGCCACCGGCAGGTAGTAGTAACCACGGTTACGGTTACTCTCCACCGAAGAGCCTACATAATCACCAATTCGCTCAAAAGACTTAGCAACCAATTCCGAGTACTTGGAGTCATCAAACACTTGGATTGAAGACTCAGAGTTACTCTGGGAAGGGATGTAACCCTTGTAGACGTTCAAGCGTGCTGCTGCAGTAGCTTCCTTACTAGCCTCGCCTTTACGCTGACCATCAAGGTAAGAGAGAACAAAGGTCAGACCAGCATTTTCATCTTGAGCCAAAGTGCGAAGAGAGGCCATGTCATCCTTCGATTGGTTCTGGAGAGCGTACAGGCTTACCAAACTGTCAATTTGCTTAACAGAAGCTGGAGAAGTGAACCCGCTCTTTACCCCTGTCATCAGCAAACGAGAGATGGCTGTAGCGTTACGAAGCAAGGCTTTCTGAGGAACTCCGTCCACCATGAACTGAGCAAGCTGACGCATTTTCTCATCTAAGAGAGCGTAGTTTGCACTGTCAGTATTCTTCAATTGGTTCTGAAGATCGTCGATTGCCTTGTTTACAGCACTCGGGGAGACCATCAGCTTCAACAGCTCCGCATTGGTGTAGTTGTCTCTGAGAGCAGTTATGTCCCCTTTAGCCAAGACACGATGCAGACCGCCCCACTCTTCGCTGCTGAGTTCCCGTGAGAACTTCTCACGGATCAAGACAGGTAAGTGCTCACGGTATTGCTGACGTGTCTGCTGAACAGTGGTCAATACAGCTTTAATCATGTCGTAGACATTGGCATTACTGTCGGTACGGCCAATAAACTCACCAAGCATTTCCCGTACCGGGGTCCACATATTGGTTTTGTTTATAGCGCCCTGCAGGTTATCTGCCACAGCCCCAGCAATTTCCTCATCAAGAACAGCGGCCAAACCGGTAGAGGCTTGGGCTGCAAACTTCAGAACCTTGTTTGTACCCGGCTTCTCTGATTTCTTAGCAAGCGTAATCAGCTTCCTAGACAGTAGTGACATACCGTTGGTAACGATTTCGTTAGAACGATCTATTAAACCGCCGCTCTTACTAGCCACTTGGTCAAAAAAGGTTTCCCGAGTTTCGATGATATTGCCGATGTGGGTGTTCAGATCATCAATAGCTTCTTGGGTATTGGTTGAGTTCTTACTGATGCCCGACATACGATTTGACAGCTTACCAGTCAGGCGATTACCTGTGTTCTCAAGCAAAGCATCCAGTGTGCCCGCATTGTTATGGGTATTTTTTGGAACAGGGACTTTAGCCAATACCGCACGGAACTCGTTATTAACAGTAGCTAGAGCCAAGAAAGCAGGGAGGAGGGTTGAGCGGCCAAGACCGTCTTTAGCTACCAGATACTTACCTGACAGCACGTCAAACTTCTCACGGGCCAACGCTTCGACGTTAGGATCAGTGCTCTCTGGGTCAGCCATGAAGTCCACATAAGAAAGATTCTTCATGGCATGTACATACAGCTTCTGGGCAGTAGCCATAGCATTAGCGTCTATCTTGGCTTCAGTAGCCAAGGTAGCCACAATGGTATTGAAGGTGGAAGCCTCCTGCATATTCATATCAAAGCCGTGAGCCATAAACGATTGGCTTACACGGTATGACTGCATGATCCCTGTCTGCAGAGCCACAGTGGCATCTACCTTGTTAGGGTGAACCTTCTCTTTGAGATACTGCCCGATCGTTTTATTGAGGCTCTCGTTAATACTCACAAGGCGATCGTTGTCACCATAGATGCTGTTCTGCATCAGTACGGTACGGGTAAACCGCTCTTTCACAGTCGGTTGGCTACGGATCAAAATGGTGCTGTTAAACAACAGATTGCTGAGCATGTCCTTGCCCACTTCCTGCTTAATGTTGAACAACTGCTTCAAGAAGGACAGCACGGCCTCTCTGATACGGGCAAACTTAGTAGCCGTAGTGTTCTTAGCTATGTTAGCCAAAGACTCGTTAGCCAATGTCCACGCCATAAACTCGTTCAGAGCTGCTGCTTTGCTGCCAGGGGTATCGTCTAAGAGGTAGTCCTCAATAGCGGCTTTAGCATCTGCGTAAGAGTCACGAACATCACTGTTCACTTGGATCAAAGAGCTTTCCAGATCCAAGAATTGATTCATCAATTCCTCAATTCGTAACACTGCCATAGATGCTCGACGAGTCCCAGTACCTAAGTAATGAGCAAGCACTGCTTGGAAAGTAGCTGCGTGAATCAACTCGTGAGTGAAGGTCTCAGTAGTGTTGTTGTGCAGGTAGATTACTTTGCTGTCGATATTGGTGTAACCCTGTAAACCTTCGCTGGAATTACCACCGTTACCATAAAGACCCTCAGCATCATTGAACTTAGCAATCTGCTCTGGACCGCCAAACACAATCCGGTAGCCTTCTGCTGCCAAGGTATCAATGATCTCTTTCATCACTGCTGCCTGTGTTTTAGGCATTTGAGTAGTCAGCTCACCCAGCCTAGAGGCAGGAAGAACTTCCACACCAGAAGCGTGAGACTCAGTGAGAAGAAGTAATTCAGCATTCAAAGTACGATCTACTCGTTCTGCTTTATTAATATCAGCAAGCTCCTCTTCGTAAATAACATTTATTTGCGCTTCCATAGCCTCGTAGCTGGAGTTGTCAAGAACAACAGTTCCCTTGTTCACATGTGGCTCACCGACAGCAGCCATCTGATCAACAGATAGGTTTACTTTCTTAACGGTACGGTGACGTGCCTCAATGGATTGCTGTGCCCAATTAAGCATATTAGGCAAGGCATTAAATTCAGACATGATTCTTTTGTAACTAACAGGTTCCTTAGTAAAACCTATCAGAGCCAAAGTCAACTCAGGGCGCATCTCCTCAAAAAGAGTCTCAGTGTCGGCTACTTTTGTAAACGCAAGGTAGCTCTCGTAAACAGCCTTCAAAGGGTTACGTGACCAGCTTTCAAACACTGCAGCGTTAGCTTGACGACTACCTTCTTCGATTTTGTCCAACGGCATGTTCATACCGTCAAAGATTTTCAAGGTGCCTTCAATGGCATCACTGTAGGTTGAAATCAGCTGCATCATCAAACCATCACCAGCACCAATGGTCATGTAAGGAATGCCCGATACACCGGCATTCTTAGGAGCGTGTAGATACGGATCACTGCGGAAGCTACCATCAAGAGCACTACCAAAAGTAGTGGCACCCACGGGGCTTACTAAGCCAGTGGCGATAGAGAAAACCTGATCCTCTGTAACAATGTTGGGGGCAAGGTGAGCAATGCTTGCCTTGATCTTATTGACCTCTTCAACGGTTAAGAAGTCATTACGATTCCATAATGGATCTTTGCCTTTTTCCAACAACACTTTAGCCAGCTCAGCTTTAAAAGCATGAGCCAAGAAGATCGACTGTACCTGGGTTGCTTTACGCAGGAGCTTAGTTGTTTCCAACAGACTATCGCCTACTGTGTCTTTAATAGCGTAAGTCAGTGGGGTAACAAACAGTAGGTGCATGTTGTTCCGAAGAGCCGAAAGCTCTTGCTGGGAGAGAGTAAACTCAATTAGGGAACTCTCTTTCTCACTGCGCTTAGTTTCTGGAACACTCTCCAAAGCGTAACCAACGTCTTCATTCAGCACAGCTACCTTAGTAGTAAGTGCCTCAAATGCTTTTTCAAACTTAGCATACTTTTCCTGCGCTTCTTCTAACGAGGAAGACTGTTTGCCAAACATCGCTTCGGCAGGGGACATACCCTGATTAGAAGTTGCTTCAATTGTCTGACTCATACGCTCATACAGGGCATCAGTTAGAGATTGAACCAAGTTACCTGCAATACCTTTGGCTCCCGAGCCGTACAGGGTAATGGTCAGCGGGTTCTTTGTAAGGCCCCGATCAATAGTCAGCACACCCTCTTTGAAGGACATATCAGAACCCATGAACAGGTCCATCAAAACAAGTAACTGATCCATCTGCCCTGCTACATCAGGTGCCACTTTAAGAAGTTTTTTACGTAAGGTAGCCATCTTTTTCAAATGAATGTTGGCTGTAGTTTTATACAGGTCCACTGCATCTGTAGTAGTGAAGTGCTCGTTCATGGTCATACGATCATGACCAATAAACATACCGCCTTTGGCAATTGTTTTGAGCCATTGGGCAGTAAACCCACCTACAGTAAACAACATCATTGCGTTGATTGGGCCGTTAGAGATTCCGTCAGCTTCAACGTAGATGGCGGTGTTAAAGGCATTCAAACTCATGCCTTTGTTATACCGAGCCTTCTCAACAAGTGCGTGTAGAGCAACAGGAGTCAGGGCAATACCTGCTTCTTTGAAGTTACTAATCATCGTCGGCGTTAAAGAAGTGGGCAATCCACCCATTTTCTCAACCCAGCTTTCCAAGATCTGAACAGTAGGTGCAAGAGCATCCAGACGCTTAGCCAAGTCTTTCTTTATAGCACTTGGCATCTTGTGATGAACTTTGATTCCCAAAGCCTGTGCTAGACCCAGTTGGAAACGGAACAGGTCTTTAGCGTTGGTCAGATCCAAAACCGATCGAGTAGGCATGATTGCCTCACGAATCAGTTTATTGGACTGGGGGGTGTATTTACCCAGCATCTGCAGACGGGAAACCCGACTCATGTTGAAAGCGTAGCGGATAGGTACTTGATCCAAAGGACCGCCTTCAGCATAGCCGTCAACACGATTAGCAGTATCCGTGAGGCTTTGGAAAGCTGAGGCAAGAGCCTGTGTCTGCCCCTCTACGGACATACGATGGTTCTTGTTCATCAAGGTGTTCTTGGTATCCACCTGAACAAAAGCTTCTTTAAGCTCGTCAATCCCCATTGCCGTAAACAGATTGACCATAGGTAGATTGAGGAAGTACGGAGTGTTCTGCTCGTTAGCAATCGTCTTCAACTGCTGCGGAGTGTTCTTCACATCCGGGTTACGCATCTGGGTAGGAGAGACAGCAAGCTCCCCCTCATCACCAATGATGGTCTTCTCTTCTGGCTCAATCAGAACAGCCATATCTAGAGCATTTGGGTAAGCCCTTACTGCACTGTCTTTAGACAAAGGCTCCGTTCTGATTTGGATAAGCGTCTTAACCATCTCAAGAGGTGCTTTACCGTCTGCGTCATATTTAACAAACTGTCCCCCCTTAGTCACACCGTAGTAGTCAGCATTCAACCAACCAAATTCTTTGAAGGTACGCATGATCTCGCCAGCAATGGCTTCTGGTACGCCTGACTGGTAACCAATAGGACCGCTGTTTTCTTTACTCAGGCCCCAGTAATTAAGAATTTTGGAAGACAGTGCTGCCTTTGCATCAAGCAGGCTGGTGCCTGTATTCATTGCATCCACCATGCTGGAGCTTACAAAAGCACGGTCGATACCAGTCATTGACGCCACGTCTGCCTCATCCAGGTTATCGCTGCGAGTATCCGAATCAATGAACCATTGGATACCAGCCAGCACAGCACCTTCCAACAACTCAGGGTTGTATTCCAAGGTGTTGTTTAGCTGCTCTGTGATACCCATAGACTTAGTATCTGCAGCACGGAAAGGATCGTACACAACGCCCTTAGCGGTTTTAATCTGCTTCAGGCCAAGAGCAAGCTCACGAATAGTGGTCCCTTTGGCTCCTTTCTTGTAATCAGTAGCCAGCTTATTAGCCAGATTTTGCTTCAGCTTTTCAACGATCTCTTCAGCACGATCCAGCAGATTGCCGTATTCAGCAGCTGTCTTAGCATCGTACTTCCCCTTCGGGGATGAACCAATGAGGTTAGTGAAGTTGGCTGAGTTGCTCAAAGCCGAACGTAGGAACGAGATTGGAGTCTCTGTACCGATAGTACGAGTTTTCTGGACCTTGGGTAGCTTGTAAGAAGTACTAAACACCCCTTTAATTACGCCCATGATCCGTGGGAACAAAGCAGCAACGCCTTCACCAGAGTCATCGATCGGTGCTTCCATGATTGGGACATCAAGCTCCTCTTTAGTAAGAGGAACTTCATCCATTTCCACATCCAGCTTCTGAGTCATATCCACCGAAGTGGGTACTACTGGTGCAGCAGGTGCTTCGGTAGTGGTGTCTTCCAGCATGAACATCGGGGCATCATCACGCACCGTGGCTTCCTGCATAGCAGCATCAAAGTCGATTAGGGAATCTGAGTCCTCTAAGCTTTCCTCTACTATTATCACCTCAACAGGTTTTGCTTTCCCCTCTGCAGCAGCGGCAGACTCTAGCTTTTGAATATGTGCCTCAAAACGTGCCAATCCATCAGGAGTAGCTAAGTTAAATACAGGGATACCTTTACGGGAAGCCATATCAATAGCTTGCCCAGTACCACCGGATTTAATAGAACGATCGGCTGACTTTTCTAGACCATCTGGAGTCCACGCAAGTACAAAATCAACAGGTAATTTAAGATACTTACCAAACAACTGATTCGTATTCCGGGCCATTAGGTCCAGGGCATAGTCCCCAAGACTATTAGGAGAAGGGTGGATTTCTTTCGCAATAGCGCGAGTAGTGTCTGTAGCATCTTTAACCAGAAATATCTCTTTGCTGTTTTTACCAACGCCCGCCTCGAAAGCTTGGTCAGCACCTTTGGCGTTTCCTGACATTAAAGTAAAGCCCAGCTCAGAAAGCCGCTCAGCCAGCGTAGTCATCAGATCTTGGATGGCTTGCGGAGTCTGCCGACTTCCTATGCCAGCGTAGGTAAACGAGGGATTATTTTCGTCATACGAAGGAAGCTTATCGAACTCAGGAGTTTTGCTACCTGTCTCAGTCGGTTCCGCCTTGCTCACAGTCGTCGGTTGCGGCTGCGCCTCCACCGCAACTTTCGCAAGCGTCACCGCTTGCATGGTGGGGTTAAGCTTCTTTATTTCTTCTGCAAGAAGCGCTTGTACATCAGCTTCAATTACCCCTGTTTCACGCCACGCTACGGGTATATCAATGCCTTCAAGTGCCTTCTCTACTGCCTGATAGTTTTTCAGCCCGTTGTAAGGACTGCCCCCATCTTTGACTAGAGTACCTGCGCCAAAACGGTATTCTTTAAGGATTCGTTTTTGAGCTTCCAGTAGCTTAAAGATAGGTGCATCTGGGGCAAGATCACTGTTCTGTAGGTAAGCTTCCAGTACTTCAATCAGTTCTTCGGCTACTTGCATAGTCAAGTACTGACGAGGAGTTCCCGCTTTAAGAGCAACACGCTCTGCATACTTAGCTTTGTTAGCTTCTACCTGCTCGGCAGGAAGAGCCTCACCCTTAGCGTCTGTCTTCTTATACGTTGCTCGTTCCATTCGCTTTGCGTCTGCTTCTTGGGACGTATCGACCCATGAAAGCAAAGAGGCTAAAGCTTGTTTAGTTACAGCGCCTTCGGACAGGGCTTTTAGTAACCCAGCCAAGCTATCAGTAATTTGTTGCAGCGTAGGTACAGCACCCGGTTCCACGCCAGTGTTCCTAACACCCAAAAACTGAGCTAAACCACCTACTTGTTCTAGCTCTGATGCAAGACTGGTTACTTCCTCCTCTACAGGCGTCACCGCTGGTTTGTCGGCGGGCTTTGCTTCCTTTTCTACAGCAGGGGACTTTTCAACAACCTTCGGGGTCTCCTCTATAGCTGCCTTCTCTTTGGCTTTGGCTATTTTTTCGGCAACCTGTTGCTCAGCCAAGGTAGCTGCGTCTTCACGACGATCCATCTCAGCTTGGTAAATTTCATAGCGAGGATCGTTGGTGTTGGTATTGCCCAGACGAGTGGCTAAAACAGCATTACTAAGGCTACTGACACCGGCAGGGATACGTGTATCATTTGCCCCACTCGGTACAGCTTTTGTATCAGTTTTTGCATCTTCAGCCGGGGTAGTTGTTTTACCATGGTTGGCTACAAATTCTTCGGCAGGAATGCCTAAACGTGGGTCTAACGGGATAAAATCAAGATGGTCACCTTTAAGATCAGGAAACGCTGTAACCAGGTTGTTGTACACATCGGCCAACATTTTTGCTTCACGACCGACCTTTTGCGCCATCTTTATAGAACCCACATTGTTGGGATAGACTCGCCACACATTGGGGCTGTCTTTAAGGTTCCCTCCGACGTAGATTTTGTAGCCGACTCCTACTGCCTTCGGGTCTCCCGCAGCAAAGTGAGTGTTAATAGCTCCGAGTTTATTACTCATACCCTTAGCGAAATTATGAAACTCGACCAGACGGGCAGCTGCAGTATTTCTGTCACCCGCCTTCCACGCAGACATGATGCCCTTAGCGTGCTGTGTCAGGGATGGCCCCTTTTCCCCCTCTACCGAGCTAATGTTGAGCGATACTGGATCAGTCTCGCCCAACGCTTGAGCTTCTTTATCGGCAGCAGCCACAGCACGAAGCATCGCCACTGACGTATCAAGTGCAGCTTTTTGCTCAGGAGAGATCTGGAGCTTACCCCGCGAGACCTGATTCAAGACTCGCTCAGTAGTTTCCAGATTGCCTTTCTCTGGTGCCAAAATAGCCACATTGATAACATCATTTACGGCTTTCTGACCTTCCGGCGTTTCCAGCATTTCATCAGTGATTTCCACCGCCTTCGCTGCACGCTTCTCAAGAGCACTCTGAATTTTTCCAATGGCATCCATTACCTTTGGGGTTTTTCCGAGTGAGTCCATCAAGCCAACGTATTGGCCAACGATTGTGCGAGCTGGGTGATCCTGTGGAACTTTCTGTAACGCTTCAGGGTCGCTGTTGATTAGCTTCTGGTAACCGTTTACCAAATCGTACAGATACACCCCTGCCTCCATTTGAGCAGGACTGCCTTCTTCAACTGTGTTTACGTACTGGGCAACACGTTGAATAGCTTCTACACGATTTTTCACATCTCCCATGATGGGCTTCAACAGTTCAGGAGTGGCGTCAGCTTCCACATCGTAGGTATTAGCGGCCACTAAGCTATCAATGTAAGAATTGGCTTCTGCTTTCTGCTCTGGTGTAGCGTCGGTTTCCTCAACAGCTTGTCGCATAACAGGGGCTTCTACTCCGGCAGTTGCTTGAGCTTCTGTCGCAGCAGCCAAGACAGTTTTATCAGCGAGAGGAGATGCCTCCTTATTCGCTTGAAGCTGCTTGTCTACGCGATCTGCCATCATGCCCAAGGCAGCCTTACCTGCAGCAAGAGTTCCCTTTCCAGCTAGACCAACTGCCTGTACAACACCACTTGGTGCCCCCATAACAGCAGTCATACCTAGACCGTACAAGGCACCCTCACCAGCTTGGCGACCAACACCCTCAGCTAGATCCTGATTTTCATCTACGCTGCCTTGTATTGCTAAGTTCTGAGCCAGTTGACCACTGGCACCTTGGATCCCTTCTTCCACTGGTTCTTTCAACACATATCCAGGGGCTTTCCGAATCATTGTGCTCAGAGGAGCACCTTCAAATTTAGACACCAACTTACCGGCTGCAATAGCAGCAGGAGCCGTTAAAGCAGCAGCCTTCAAGGCAGTGCTGTTTGCCAGTTCCAGCTTGGCATCGTCAGGAGACATGGTTTTAACCAGCTCACGGTAATCCTCACTTTCAGCCAGAAGCTGATCATGGCTACGTCCCATTACGTCGTTTACAGTCTGGGTGTAGCTACCACCGGATTCCATTGCACCAATGGCCACAGGGGTGGCTATCTTGCTACCAATGTCCCCAAGCTTGGCAAGGCCAGCAAGACCACTAACTCCTTTACTAACAGGGCCTGCAGCCAACAGAGAGCCGACAGCGTTGCTTACGCCTGAACCAAGGACAGCAGGGTCACTTCCTGCAATGCTCACGGCATTCACTGTTTCACGGCCAATACTCTTCAAGCCCGCAATAAGCTCGGAGTCACCATTACTGATGTCAGTGGCACGTTGCTCGACGTTATCACGGCCAGCCAGTGCATTCTTGTCTTCGGCCAACTGCTTACGTACACGCAGCTCATCACTTTGGTAGGCAGCATTCAAGCGAGTTGCTTCTTCCAACTCACGGCTGATTGCGGCACCACCACGAGAACTAACAGTGCCCACACCCAAGGCAGCAATGCCACCTAACGCATTACCAAAACCACTGGCAATGTCTGTAGCACCGTCATACGCCACTTGACCAGCATTACGGTCAGGCGTGTTCATGGTATCCATGACAGCGTTAGTGCCTTGGGCAACCTGCTTAATAAGAGTCCCTGCTTGGTCACCGTATTTTTGATACAGCTGGCCTGGGGTCATCTCACGGAGGTCGTTTTCTTTATCGCTACGTCCCAATGTCCCTAACGAACTCAACTTAGACAAAGCAATGTTATAAGCAGAATCAACGCCTGGACCCATAGCTTCTTGCTTACGGGCACTCGCTTGGGCGACTTGATTTTTCTTAATCTGCCCAGCCCTATCTAAGACATCCGTCTTAGTGTCTGTAGGGGTAGCAGGCTGCACACCAGTTGCTTGATCAAGTAAGGTCTGAAAGGAATCAAAGGTGGGCATACATAGCACCTAAATAGAGGTAAGTTGTAGGTAGGATACCTGAACCAATAGAAACAAAAAAGCCCTACCGTGGGGTAGGGCTAAGTGTATACCTAATCGTTACGTCACTGCTTCCCTGTAATGCTATTCAACAGAGCCTGTGCCTGTCGCTGTCTTTGGGCAGCTCTATCAACCTCTCTTTGATCTGTCCCTCCGTTAGCAGCCAAGTTACGAACTTGAGAAAGACTTTTGGTAGCAGCAATCAATTGGTCACTGGCTGTTCTTAACGTAGTAGTAGCCGTTTCTTGAGTACCCTGATCGTATGCTTGACCCAACGAAGCACGGGTTCTCATGGCCTCAATTAGGGTAGCCATACGGGTGTCATCAATGCGGTTACCACCACCAAGGTTATTACTGTTGGTGGTAGGGTTATTGTGTATGACATTAAATTTTGACCAGAACCCGGAGCCTTCCTGAGTACGTTTCATCATTGCAGCAGCAATAGCTGGGTTTACTCCAGTCTCTGCTACGAGATGATTGATCTGGTTAATCATGGCAGGACGATCAGCCCCAGGAAATTCCTTTCCTATAAGGGCATCAACTACTTCCGGTACGCTAGCCTTACTCTCAATGTTTTCAATGTAATCCTGAGCAGCTCCAGAGGTTACCCGATCCCGCATCAAAGAGTCTTGCTGATCCAAAGCTGTAGCAGCAACTGCTTGAGCAGAGTCGTTTACACGGACAGGTGCTCCCGGTTGAGTACCCGTGGGTGCTACCCCTGCTTCTGTATTTTGGGCAGTTGCTGCTTGGTACAATTCTGGGTTGTTTTGCTGAACTCCAAGTAACTTACGGGCAAGTGCCCCAGTGCCATCAAAAGCAGAAGCTACCTGATCAAGCCCCGTGTTAAGGGTATTGGTTGCATTACCTCTAAAGCCCTGACCGCTTCCTGGCATTGTTTCTGTATTGCCATCTGCTGCCACCGTTCCGGCTTGGTAAAGATAATCTAACGGAGTAGAGAGAGCAGCTTTACCAGTCCCGTATAGAACATTAGTTACCCCGTTACCCAGCGAAGCTAATCGGTCCAAAGGACCTGCACTCGCAGCGGTACTTGGGGTTTGTACCTCTTGCTGACTGCCTTGTATTGTTGGCTGTACAGCAGCTATCAATTCAGCAACTGGGTCAACAGGAGCTGGTGCATTCTGTACTGGGGCGGTAGCAGTAGGGGTAGCACCTACTTCCTTACTGAGAATGTCCTTACGGGCTTCAGACCAAGGAACATCCTTGTAATGCCCAGCAGGACGATCTAACTTTTCCAGGCCCTGCCAAGTTTTAGAAAGATCGCCACCCTTCTTTTGGTTATAAATATGCTCGGCCAATTGCTCCTGAACTGCGGGAGTCAATACAACGCTGCCAGCCTCTTTTTTACCAAATACCTCCTCTGCAGCAGCACGCAAAGTAGGGTAAATCATTTGGTAAGCACCACTAGCCGAAGAGCCTTCACCCGGCTTCAGGCGTAAGTCTTTACGGCCTTCTGTAGCCTTACGGACCTCTTCTGCAGAAGCCGCCCACTCGTCAACAGTACTGGCAGACATTGGCTTACCCGAGTGGGGAGTATCAGCCACAGTACGGTTGTAAAAGGTCTCTGGGATGTCAGTAACATAATCAGACCCGTTTTCTGGAAAGAGGGTATTGCCATCATTATCCGTAAGAACCTGTTCCATAACCCGATCAGGACCATCAAAGGCAACTTTATAACGCCCTTCAAGTTTTGCTTGAAGCAGTCTTTGACCTTGGGGAGTAAGGTTGGCTTTAGCTTCCCTAAACCGCTCACTCGCACTATCACCAGTCAGAGCCTTCTCAGAAATTTGACTAAAGATCGCATCAGATGCTTCGGTATCTGCGCGAAGAGTATCTGTACGCTCATCGTCACCAACCCGACGAGCTTGACCGTAGTCAGTATTAGCAAAAGCTTGCTGACGGCCATTACTGATGTCAGCGTTTGCTTGGGTGTTTTGAGCAAACAATTCAGGAGCTTGATCCAAAGTAAGCTTATTACTCGCTTGGGCAATCAAGTCACCCACACGGGCACCCAGAGCAGCAGTGCCCTTGCTGGACATGTTCTGCTGCTGAATAGCACCACTACGCAAAGCTTCTTGGTAAGCAGCAGGATCAGTGAACTTCAGGGACTCAGCCAAAGCAGCTTGGTCAGCCCCCTCGGCACGTTGATCCTTGAATTGAGTCAGGCCATCACTGGCTGATTTGAACGCTTGATTCATTAAATCAGAGGCATTGCGGCTTGCGTCTGTTACTGACCGAAAGTCAGGAGCATCCACATTTCGCCAAGTGAGAACGGCCATTTTCAATCCTTACCGAGCAAGTCGGTTTTTATCAATTGCTGTCTGAACTTCGGCAGAAGACTGGCCTAGGGCAACACCACGAGAAGTAAGCCTGTCGCTCAAAGCTGTGTTGTAAGTCTGAGTCTGGTTTGCCAAATTCTTGTTAGCAAAGTCTTTGCTAAATTTGAACTGCTCTTTGGCAAGCTTGCTGGACTGCAGGGAGCCATACAGATTACCCAAGGTAGCCAAACCTTTAATAGCCATCTGGCCTGTACCGATGTTCATACCGATACCGGTACTTGCTCCAAGATCACCGCCTGGAAGATTGCCATTGGCTCCACTAAAAGTGAGACCTTGGGCGGTATCTGGGCCTGCCCCAAAGGTCTGGGCACCGTCGTTACCCATGAGGTTCTTCAACCAATCCATCAACCCACCAGGATCTTGTCCCATATTTGCAGTAGTCATACACCCTCCGGTCACAAAGCCTAAAGTTCTGTGCTTATCGTGATTTTAGTGAAATTAGCAAGAAGCTCATGGGTCATTAAAGCAATGTCCGATCCTACGAGCAATGTTCTGTTTAAGAAAACTTCTGAGCTTTCCGGAATGTACGCCCACTTAGAAGAATCTGTCAGCAGGATAGGATCCAAGGATACGCTACTTGCACCCAGGTTTTCCTCATAAGCATCCGAAATCATCTTTGATTGGGTTTCGTAATCTGCTAAGGCTTGCTGAGTTTCCTTAATCGTATTTGTAGTCTTGGCTCCCAGATACTCAGACATACCATTGCCTGCAGCTACAGACAGTTTCATAAGGTTTTCTGCACTAGCCAGGTTTGAAAAACCTGCTGCTAACCCCTGCCCACCCATGTATGAGGTGCCTACAGAGATCACCGCCACCGAAGCAATAGCACCAACAATTGCACCTACTTCTGGACCAAACAAGGCAGTAGCAAGCCTAGTTAGTAAATGGGTAATAAGCATGGCAGCAAGAGCGTTTACCAATGTACCCACGACTATAGCAATTGCCCCAGTAAGGCCCAAAGCAGCACCCACACTTGCAGCCGTACCTAAAATACCTGCCCCAGCCGGTGCTCCTGCACCAAAAGTAAAAATGGTAATGATGATTATAATAATCACCAAAATTATTTTGAACCAGGTGGTCTGATACCACTTCTGCTTAACCACTTGGTAAGTGTTAAAAACAAGGTAGCTATTATCAGTTGCCATTTGGGTCGAATGCGCTAAAGACAGCTTTCGTAAAATCCCTTCCTGCATAGGGATAATAAACGAAGCAATGTCCAGATCAGCAAGAGCGGCAGTACCACTGGTATTAACGGACTTACCATCCCAAATCATGTTGTTATGCTGTAAGCCTTGCAGGTGGATTAGCTTATAAGAATCTGGCGTATCCTGCCAAATTAGTTTTTGGCCGTCAAAACTAATAGGTATAGGTACTACTTCGCCTCTATTAAATAGCAACTGAACTAAGCCTAAGTAATCGGTGGTAGACCACCAAATATCTCCTTGCTTAGCACCAGGTTTACCAAGCCCTGAGTAACTCTCACTCTTCAATGAAGACCATGAAATCTTGATATTGTAATTTAGGTCTCGTCCTATCAAGCTAATAGAGCGCGTAGGTGCTGCAGGATAAGGAAGCCTTACAGGTTCAGTAGTACCGTACAACGGGGAACTCGGTTCAGATTGGGCTTCGATCCAAGAACCCCAGGTATGATTACTTATGTCAGCAATGTTCCAGCTTGCTTGCCAAGCGTCAAAACCAGTGTTGCCACCGCCTTGCCGAAGAATCTCCTCAAAAAAGGTAAAGATGTATTTCAAAGCAGACTTGTCTTTTGTATTTAAAGCTACACCAAAGACTACGTAAACAAAGTCAATATCGTCAATGGAGTCATTATCCATAACACTCTCAACAAGATCTGGATACTTGGCTCCTGTAGCCCTTGTGTATGCCTTTAGGTTCTTTGAATAAAGGCTTCCTTTGTAAGAGGGACTCAGTGTTCTGTTGTTTACCCGCACAGGAATAAATGGCAGAAAATCTGCAAAACCTTGATTAGTGGCAAACATAGCATCAAGAGTAGGGTTGCCCGTATTGTATTCGTAAATGAACACTTGGTTATTTGACCAAATGGTATCTACGATCAATTGGGTATCCAGCTGATATGAGAACAAATTTTCTAAAGCATGGGTAACTGTCGTAACGACCGTAGTCTTTACAACACCACCTTCGATGGTTTCCGTTGTGGTTACTGTCGTAGTGGTTGGCACAATTGAGTAGCCTTTCCTGTTAGCCAAGAAAGATTTAACAAACTCTGTCGAGTTGCTCGACGGATTCCGGCCAATGTAGGCTGTCTTTTCATAGCTCACCTCGGTACTGGTGTGAGCCAAAGTTAGAGAGGTGCTCGCTGTTGATGCAGTAGTCGGCCTTGCATCTGAGTAGCTTAATTCTGTGGTTTCTGTGTCTGTCACAGAAACAGAATTACTTACAGAAGACGACGTTATCAAATTCCAATCTGAAATATTTAAGTACTGTGCTGGAGAGGACACGACAGTAACCGGGCCTGGCTCTACAGGCTGAAGATCACCATCACGGGACAATGTGTAGTTGGCGTATAAATAACGAGAAGCTGGGTTAAATCCAACAGGAGAAAACGAATACAGCAACAAGCCATCTCTTCTAAAATAAATGGTGTTAAGTAGTTCTGAGAAATCTATCTCAAAATCATCTGTAAGCTCTTCTGGATGATTTTCCAATAACCAACGATCTGCCCAAGCTGCGTAGTCAGCACCATCAATAAAAGAATCTTGAATACTTACAAGCTCTTCAGGATCATGGGGGAGAATATTGGCTAACAGAACATTATCAATACTGTCCCCAAGATGGAGAGTGGCCCCCGTTAAGCCCACGGCATCTGAGTAACCTTGGGTTCTGGCCCAGCGTGCAAAACTACGCATACGGATGCCAGGGCCTTTAAGTAAAGACCCGGTGACCGTTGCGCTAATACTGTCCCGAGAGCCAGTAATAATGTTTGAGAAAACTGCTGTAGGTAAGAACCTTACCTTCTCGTCCCCGGCCAAATTGTAAGTGGTCGAGGAAACATAAGTTTTCTTCTTAGCACTGAACCAGCCCATATTTAGGTCAGCCCATTGTTGATTTTCAGTTTGGTAAGGACAGTATCCAAACTGGCGTTGGTAAAGCCGTTAGGTGGTGGCAAGCCTTCATCAAGAGTCTTCTGTGTAATCCAGGCATCTGTAAACATCTTCGCAGCCTTGACTTCAGCATCTCGCTGATAGGAGGTGATTTGCTGTGCGTAGAGAAGCTTTTGCTTACCCATCACGCCAGCAACAACAGCTCCATCAGAACGTAGGTCTGACGTTTGGCCACGTTGTGCTTCCATCTGCTCGCTAATTAAGCCGTGCTGACCAATCAAGTTTGTCAGTTGCTGTGGCAGGATGTTTTCAAGGTTGAACAATGCAGTGCAGTATCCAGCAGACTCGTTTGCCAGTTTTACCTTGGTCAATGCGTAGTTTGCTTTCTGATTACTGGCTTCTACTCGTTGAGCAACCAGCTGTACTTTAGCCAGCTCCAGCTGCACACGGGCAGTAAATGCCTGTAGCTGTGCTGCTTGTGCTTGCCAGAAAGCCTGATCCTTACCCAGTAAGAATCCTACCGATTGGTTCATGGCACTTTCTGTCAGTGCGGTATACGCCTTCGTATACTCAGCACCAGTAATTCGGCCCTTCTCGTACTCAGACTTTAAATGATTGCTGAAGCTTTCCATCAAAGCATCAAAAACACCAGCACCACCTACTGTACGGGTAGTAAGGTCACTGATTTCGATCTTATTAACTGCCTGATACAGAGCACCATCAGCCCCGCCTGGAAAATTAAATCTGGCATCAGTTAAGTCAATGTCAGGTAGTTCAAAAGACTCCTCACCCAGCAAAGACTGCATCAGCGCATTGGCTTCTGTATCTGCTCCACAGCTCATTTGGTGTACCTCAAGTGTTCAATGAAAAACGGCCCGTCTATTAAAACAGAACGGGCCGTTATATGTGACATCAGACGCTTAAAGTAAACTGCCCGACGCTGCTTGCGTAGTGGCCAGTTGCTTCAATTCAGCTGGTGTTAATGGATCCAACACATCCAAAGAAAACTCACGTACCCACTGGGTCCGAGTTTCGATCTGCTTAGTGATTGGATGAGTCTTGGTTTTGATCTGCAAAAACTGACGGCTTTTCAGCATTTCATAAATGCAGTAAGGAACGTGGTAACCACTGTCAGTGGACTCACCAAAAGGAACGTACTTCTTAATCGTACCAATGTACTCGTTCGCTACAGTGAGAATTTCACCGGGCAAATCAGCTTTCTTTGGGTCCATGTTGGTAATACGCAGACGTACCAGCTTAGTGGCTTCGCCCAGCAGGTAGTTACGCAGAGACATGGGCTTGGCGTCAGGCTGTTCAGCCTTGCTCACCAATGGGTTCGTTGCTGCCTTGACTGCAGGTGTTTCCACAGCAGGGGCAGCATCAGGAGCGTCAAGCTCCAATTGTTTGGTAGCAACACGGTCACGGAGAGTTTCCAGACTGATGTTGTTGGAGAACGCTACACCCATCAAACGGGCACGGTCCTTGAGTACGTCAAGCTCACTCGGCATTACGAGGTCGTCTTGTTCATCTACATTCGATGTAACTACTGGATCGGAAGTGCTCATTTTTGAGTTCCTAGATACTGTTTTGTTAGAACCAAGGGGTAGGAAGTCCTACCCCCAGGAGTCAGTCCCTTAGATAGGGGCTACGCATTTGACTAGGCCAATACGCTCAGGACGCTTGATCAGGATACCGTAGTACCACTTGATCGAGCTGAAACCGGTCTCACCGTATGGATCATTACGGTCAGCAGTTTCGTTACCTGGCATTTTGGTCAGTACCGAGAACTTCACAGTCTTACCGTCGGTTTGGAAACCGATGTTCTGGAAGCTGTCATCACCGACAACCAGCATTGGGAACACGTCGTAACGCTCGTCACCACCGACCATAGTCGAATGGTAACCAGGGTTATCAACAGCAATGGCACCAGCACCAGCCCAATGCAGCATTTCAGGAACCTGCACGAAACGGAAAGCATCGATCGAACCGATCTCGCCGTTCATGATGGTGCCTGCGTCACCGTAATGCTGGATCTCGATGAATGCCTTGTTGCCAAACAGGTCGGTCAGACCTTTCAACAGAGGCACCAGCTCGGAACCGACGTACATCACACGGCCACCGGAGATCACCTTGGTATCAATGTTACGCGAACCAGTGATGATCTTGGTGGTCTTGGGAGTACGGTTGTCGGTCAGGATCTGATCAAGACGCATCAGGTTCTTGTAGCTGACAACCGAAGCTGGCAACTCAGGAACTGCACCAGCAGCCGGGGTGATCTCACCAGTAATGGTGGCATCGGAAACAGAAGCACCGGCAAACAGAACAGTACCAGCAGCGGCCAACAGATCTTTCTGCAATACGGCTTCAGTCAGCTGAACAGCACCAGTCAGCAGCTCACGGCTCAGGTGTTCTTTCAACATGTCATCCGAATCGAAGTCCATCGATTCTTGGGTGAACTCGGTGAAGAAACCAAACTTGTGCAGCGAACCTTCACGCTCCAGACGGGTGAAACCAACACGGTTCACACGGCCACCGTTCTCGGTCAGGGTTGGCAGTTTGCCAACAATAGTACCGATGTCTCGGCTGGAGCCGTACAAGTTACCATCAACAGAGGTAACACCGTTGGCGTCAATACCTTGGTCGTTGACGTTACGGTCATCGAGCAAAGGAATGTACTGGTATACCTTGACCGCTTTACCGAAATGCTTCGGCAAATTGAGGGTCGAGGACATTGGCATGAAGAACTGTTCCTTACGACTTTCGATCAAAGCTTTCTTGATCCAGAAGAAGGTGTTCATTTGGTCAGACGAAGCACTATCAATAGTGGACTTCTGACCGTCTTTTGGAGAGTTGTAATTGAGCATGACTGAGTACCCTTAGAGGCGATTTTGCATTTGTTTAAGAAACTCGTCGTCGGACACACTAAGTGGGTTGACGATGACCTTAGCTACTTGCGGGGTTACCCGAGTAGGGGCCGCAGCATTTGCCTTGTCATTGTGGGCAACAGTCGGTTTTGCAGTAGCTACGCGAGTAGCGACCGGTGTTGGTGCTTGAGCAACAGTTTGCGTAGTTAGAGCAGGCTTTTCAACCAAATCTGCAAACCCGTTCACTGCAACCAATTGATCACCAACTTGCTTATACGACTGCAACCAGCTCTGACCAGCAGGGATTGCACCCAGAGTACGTTGACGTTCCATCTCCGTAACGATTCGATCGTAAAAACCGGCCTTACGTTGTTGAACCATTACATCCATGATCTCTGGGCTTTTGTACAACTGCTCCTTACTGGCCTGATCCCACGTAGAGTTGATGGCTTGGAGGGTAGCAACGCCTTCTTCGTTGGAACTAAGTTCATCCAACGTAGAACGGAAAGCCGACTCTTCATCAGTCACACGGTGATTGCCTGCGGTGTAGGCAGGAGGGGTAGTGGTATCAATATCCAGGGGGTCGATACCACTGTCAGCAATCAATTTCTTGATTGCGTCAGGGTTTTTCTTATCCAAGTCGATCAGATACGAGAGTTTACCCTCATCCAACAAACCGTTGTTTTCCAACATCAGCAACACTTTACGATGTGGTGCGATGTCTTGCATTTTGCGAGTGTAGTTCGCGCCCATCTTGACGAGCTGCATCAGCTCTTCTGGGCTTTTCAATTGAATCTCTTTTCCATTAGCACGGAAAGGAGCCATTGCTTTTTTGTAAAAACCTTCGTAATCAATCGCAACTTCTGGGGGCTTCTCCCCATTAGTTTCAGCAGTAACTGGTGTGTCAGGAGTAACCGGCTTGGAAGGATCAACTAAGGGTTGAGCCTTTTCTTCCTTAGCAGCAACAGGGGGAACTGCAACAAGCAACTCTTCGTCGCTCAGATCTTCACCAACTGCAGCAACAACCGCAGGCTCTTCTACCAACGCAACAACGTCTGGTTCGGTTGTTAGCTCAGTATCCAGCACCACTGGCTCAAGAAACTCAGTCTCCTCTTCCTTCACGTATTCCGGAGGAGTGTCCATGTTAAGAACCTCCTCGTCTGACATACCCAAGATACCGGACATTATTCGTCACTCCCCTCAGCACGCATCTCGTCGATGGCATCCTGCACTTCACGTACCGTATTAGCAGCAGTGTTGCCCATCAGGATGGTAAACGACAGGAAGCGTTTCAAATGGCCGGAAGCTTGGGCCATAGCCAAAGCATCTGCACGATTTGAAGCAGGAAGCAGCGGATCACCAGATTCTTGTACGTAGCGTGCTGCCTCAGTGAGACAGAAGCCGTTAAGAATCAGTTCACGAAAATCCTTGTTTTCTGCAAGACGTATAGCTGCGTCCCGCATCTTAACTAAGGTTTTTTCACGAACAAGTTGGTCTTCAAGTTGGTTAATGACTTCAGACATGCTGATTGGTCCTTTAGATGTTAGTAATCAGGGTTAAGTACTGTCCCACCGTTAAGTGGGACTTTTATTAGAGAGGGGCAGGAACTACCCCCAACTCATCTCGCTGTATCGTACTCGATGGTGGTTCCTCATTCAACTTATCACTTACAGAGTTGAACCCGATAGCAGCTTCGATATTTGGACGTTTATCCCCCTCTTTTACAGGGGAGGTGAGGGCTTTAGTAACTTGAAGATTCTGGTTACCTTGAGACTGGGCTTTGGATTTCTCCAGGTCACGGGCGTGTGACGTACCAGTTTCTTGCTCAACATAATCCAAATCAGTTTTGTCTTTAGTTGCTCGTTCACGTTCTGCTTTAGCAGTGTTGAGATCAATCTCAGAACGAATCTTTTCGTTCTCAAGTTCAGCTTTTTCAATCTCAAGTTCTTGCAACCGTATCTGTTCAGGAGAAGGCTGTGGCTTGAATGTACGAATCTTCTGGGCCAATTCAGGCATACGCTTTAGTTCTGCAATCTCTGCCAGAACCAACATGACCATGCTGGAATCGCCGTTCGGACCAATAGTCTGCAACATAAAGGCAAGATCTTGAGCTTTGGCGTCATCTATCTCAGCAGTCGAAATATCGACCTCAAGGTCAAAGTTGCCTTTCAAATCTTCACGACGGATAGGGATAAATTCTTTATTGCTTACCCGAACCACTTCTTCTTCTGACATGAACACTGCGTTCATGGCAATAATTTTAGTGAAGACCTCAGTCATGCCTTTAGCTAAGCGACGTAAGATTGCCATCTCACGCTTAGATGCAGCATCCAAAACACCACGAATACCTGCAGCAACATCACCGTAAGCTTCGCCTGATACACCACCAGAGAATGACTTAACCCCGGTAAGAGCCTCAGCTTCGTTGTTCTGCAAGGACACCATAGTCAAAGCAGACTGTGGCAACTCCGGGTACTTATGCTCAATTAACTGCTGAGCAGGGTTAGCACTTGGGTTGAATTCATAGTCTTGCCCTGAGTCGTAACGACGCCGATTAAGTGGATCAAGCATCCCTTTAGCAAAGCCTTGTTGAGAGTTCGCACTCTTACCCAGCAGATCAATCATGCCACGAGTAACAGCACCAAGGATGTCTTGGTTGTCTTGTAGTAGCTCTGCATCTGGCTCACCATACAGGGCACGCTTAACAGGCAGGTAGTTGACTACAACAAAGGGAAGCTTCTCGTCTGGGAAAGGGTTCTCTTCCAAACGGATCATTACATCACCGATCCAAGTGGCAACAATAGGAGTCAGGGTGCCGTCTTCCTTGGTATCAAGAAAGCCCCAATACTCATACGCTACTACCTTTTTACGCAGTGGGTCCTTCATATTGAAGGAGTCTGGGGTATCGGTACTATGGTCTTCAGTACTCAGAGGACTGTTTCCCTCCCAGTTGACTTGTTCAAGATTCTTATAGCGAGTGGGTTCTTTTAAAAGCTCAGCTTTGTTTGTCTCAAAAGAGACAATCACAAATGATGCTTTGGTAATGTCACCCTCACACGAGGGATCAATTACTACATTCTGTGGGTTCAGAATGTCTACTACAGGCTTGTTCTCAAGAACTTTCTCTGTAGGCACCATCTGTACGCCAGTCTGTATGGCAATAGTTGGTTCACCAGACTCTTCGTAGTAATCAACAGCTGCCCGCATAGCAGGGTCTATGCTCTCCTCATAGCCACGAGGATTCTCTGCTTTAAGCTCTAGAGCTGTTTGTAGAGCCGTTACCTGCTCTTCGCTAGTTACTGAGTAATGCTCGTAGACCGGTGTCTCGACCTGAATAGTAATTACCGATCGCTTCCAGCCAGTACGGATAACACACGTACCGTCATCGACAGTAGAACGAACAAAGTCATCAATAAGCTTTACGCGATTGAGCTTGGTACGAAACTGCCAATTAAGCACCAGCTCATTTTGATTGGCTGCTTCGGTGTCTTCAAACGTAGTAGGGGAAACTTTTACAATCTTGTTGGAACCAAGGAAAGGCTCACTCAGTGCCGAGTATCGCCATTCTGCTTGGCGACGAATTAGCTTAGGCTGAACAGAAGAGCGCCCAGGCTTGGCTTTGATCTTGGAAGAACCCGTGACTTTCATCAGGTTGTTCCAATGGGCAATCTTTGCCATCTGCATCTGATGAGAAGGACGGGCGTTTTCGAGATCGTATTTAAGATCCCGAATATCCGGTTCTTTAGCCCAGTCCGTCAGCTTAGTGACTTCAGAAGTAGGAGCTTGTTCATTTTCCATTTGGTTCACTCGATTCTGTTAGGAGAGTTCTGTCCCTAAGTATTTGGTTGCCCAAGATACGAATAGTCACTTCATGCTGTCTAACAATTTGCCCGAGTTCTCGTACCAGAGATCTGCCCTGTTCAAGGGATCGGTCGAGTTCGGTTGCATGCTCTGCAAGACGGTCTCGCTCAGAGGTTGTACCTTGGGCCTTACGTTTATATAGACCGGCTCTTTCTTCACTAACCAACAGCCGGTCAGAGAGATCAGCACGCAGCTTAACAAGAGATGCTTCGTAATCTGTTTTTGCTTTGATAAGTGCTTCACTGTTTTTCTCGCTTTCGAGTAAGTGAGTAGCTTCTTTTTTAGCTACGTCTAGGGCAATGTCTTGAATGATTGCATGGCGTCTTTCATCGGCTTCTGTCCATTCAGCACTTACTTCTGAGATGCCGCTAGCCTTACCCAACAGAAAAACAGCAGCAAGGAGACTGGCTGCTAAGAGACCCATAATGCCATATCTCATAAGGTACGTAGTCATGCTTCTTCCTTACAGCGAGATACGGGCACATTCCCAATTCTGTGGGATACCCAACCAGGGGTAAACATACTGAGGTGCTCTAAGCTCATATAGTGGTTTGCCTGTTGGGCATCCATCAGTTTAATAACCATCTCACAAGCTAAGACTCTGCCCCGAGCTTTCTGCAATCCGGCGTAGGCGTTGATTGTACCTGAGCCAACTTTACCATCAACATAAATAGGAGGGTAATCTTTCCCCCCTCTGTTGAGAGAATTAAGGGCTTCTTGTAGCCACTTAGAGGATCGGCTTGTACCTGCGTTTACACCAGCATCCACTACTTTGTGCCCCACAACGTGGGAGGTGGCTATCAATTCCCGGTAACCAGGCTTATTGATATAGTTGGTGACGTAGATATTAGTGGCTGTGTCCTTGCCCAAAGCACGCATAGAGCCGGTGTAACCGTAATCCACAGCTACAGCTTTAGTAACCCCATGATTAGTCTCTCCCCCAGGGTCTGAGGGATTGAAGACGTAACCCCCCTCCATAGCAAAAATAGCCGCAATGATTGAGGCTATGATTATAGAGGAACCACCGGCAACTTTAGTCTTGGTCGATGACATCAGGTTTTTTCTCTAAGACAAACAGACGCCCTACTATGGCTAAGGCAAAAAGAATCAGCCCCAGCTCAGTAGCGTGTGGGATTTTCTGTTGTAAATGTGGGGGTAGGTATTCCCAAGACTGCCGGAGAATTTCCAAAGCAGCCATCAGAAATAACCCAATAGTGTTCAACTGGATAGAAGCAAATTTCCAAGCATTTTTCCAGTTGTCAATTAAGGTCACTTTTCTCATTTTGCTAACCAGTTAGCTACCGTTTCCCGACTAGCAAATAGAAAAGAAAGTAAGCCACCACCAATAGCCCAGGCCCACTTACCCGCTATACCGGCACCGACGACCTTATGTTTAATGATAAGAAACTCATCGATAGTGGGGCCTGCTTTAGCCAGAGAACTCTCCACATTTTCAACACGAGAACCAATGGAAAGAAGTTGGTGGTTCATGTCTTCCAGCTTTTCGTATTGCAGTTTTCTGCCCTCACTGGATAAAGACATTTCTCGCAGAATTTGGGAGATTCTCTCATCCATGCGTGCAATCTGTACTTCTGTGGATTCCCCGCTCATGATAACTCGTCCTATGCTAAATGAATGCTGACAGGATTATCTCGTACTCCTGCCAGCAACACTAATCTGTTTTTTATTAAACGGTTAGTCGTCAACTTGGGGAAGTAGCTCAGGATGTTGTAAGCACAATGCCAATGCCTCCAGGATCTCCCCTTGTTCAAATCCGTAAACCTCAAAGCCAACCGGGTTAGTAGTAAAGGCACCCCGCATTTCATCAAGGTTATCCGGGTCTGTGTACTGCAAAGGAATCAATGCAAGCAGCAACCGGCGAATCATGTAGCGAGCTTTAGTGTCATCGTAACCACCAAGAGCACTGAAGATAACCCCTTTCAAAGCTAGGGAGATGTCGTGCTGACTTGGGTGCGTGTACTTAGGATCAAGGTGGCTTGATGGGCTGAGAGGGATACCTTGCGTCCAACCTGCAGGTCTCCAATCGTTAGGAACACCGCCTGCCGTTGGGTTAGCCACCAACCAGTTGTATAACCAGTCTCCAAAACGACTAACCGTAAGCAGCAGTTTTTCCTTATTCTCAGCAGAAACCAATGAGGTTTCTGCAGCCTCAGCAAGAGTACGTCCCATTGAGTCATAGGCACGATACTGCCAGCCATCCCACGCAGGGTTGCCATCAGGACCATCCCAAACCCAAGTATCAATCTCACCGTTTTGCTCACAATCCCACAATGCTTGTAGGTAAATGTGCATCCACGGACCAACCAGTCCTTGTGGACTACGTTGAGTAAACTGGTTTTGAGACTCCAGCATAAAGTCCAACATGCCTGCTAATTGCGTGTTGTCTCCTGAAGCGACCCAAGGAGTGCCAGATTGGTAGCCAGCAATTAACGGACCACGGTAAGGTAGTACAGCCAAGTTTGAACGAGGGCCATTTAGCTGCAGACCGAAAGGCAATGCTCCAAGGTATTTGATTTCTTTACGCTCACCGTTCAACAACTCAACATCACCCACCTTTAACGAGTGTGCGTTAGGGCTGTTATCCAGAATGGAGACCATACGGATGTCCCCAACGGTTGTACCTACAGGAGAGCGGCCAGCAATGTAAGCAATGCTGATTGTCTGTGCTACTACCGGGTCATCCCCGTGTACTCCTTCTGCCCCACTAAACTGGAATGCCTGAATCCTCCCAGGAGTAGGATCAGTTGGTGGGGTGCCCGTCATGTCCTGCACAGAATGCAACACAAACTGGGACCATGCCCAACCACGCTCAGTGACCTTTGTTTGCATTGGGCAAGGAGCAGCCCAAAGCCAATTATCAGCGTCTTTGAGAATAAACAGCATCTCAGAGGTACTGGCATAAGAGACTTTAGGGGGTTTGGTAATTTCAAATGCAGGGCTAACCATATCAAAAGTAATACCAAACCCAGCTTGAGCATTCGGAATACTGAATGACTCGCACAGAACAGTTGCTGTACCTACGTCCCCAGGTATCCGAACCAAGCTTCGGGTTACCCCGTCGTTAAAGTCATAGATGGACTGACCTGGGAACCAAGTGTTAAGGGAACTCATGTCAAAGAACCTCCTATGATTTTACGAACGCTCGGGTTCTTTATGATGATTGTTGCTTGGGGACCAATCTGCGAGGCATCAAACGAAAACTCGTAATGAAGCTCCCAGTAGTGTGCGTTCTCTGATGGTAACGGAGTAGGCACCACAAGTGCAGGCGAGTGCATCTTTATAACCCGATCTTCAGTAGGAAGACGGCAGTAATCCATATCCGAAGGTGGCCAGAAGAACGGCTGATTCCCGTAAGAAGTTACCTTAGTACCGTAGCTGACCCCAATCTGGTTCTGGTAACAGGCCAGAGTTTGGTGCATAGCAAAACATGTGTTGTTCATCCCAGACACAATGACATCGCATTCAGCACTCAAACGATCTCCTGGGGAGATGATTGTGTTGGGTACTGCCAGTGGATTAGGCAAGTTCGCATCAGGACCGTTGTACCCATAGTTATCCCACACACCATGCTGACGCTTAGGCATCTGAGCCACAAGAATAAAGCCCTGGTTCTTGTGTCCTGTTACGGGCATGTTGACCACAATACGCAGCGAAGGAGTTCCTTCGTGAACAATTGGGGTAACTGTTACACCACCCGGTGCCCAATTACTGTCTTGCATGTACGCAGCCATGTTTGGAAATTCACCAACCAAGTCTGAGAAAATGTAGGACATAAAGTTGGAGTACGTGCCACCAACACCCATACCAATTGGGATGTCTTCAGCATTAGAACAACGCCAGAATTTCCAGTTGTCAGGCACCTTACCGAACTGGTAACCGTTATGCAGAGTACCCACTTTCACTTGTGGACCGAGACCGGTTGCCCAACCAATGTCTGACATTGCCCACGAAGCACTGTTCGTAGCCGTATCAAATTGGGTGAAAGCAAACGTCGGGTTGGTTACCAAGTTTGGACCCAAAGTAAGAGGACCTAGTTTTCCTTCCTCACGAGCAGGTACGCCAGCAGCAATCATGGCAGCAGCAAGGACTTTACCCATTGCATAAGCGCCAGCTGCGGTAGGGTGCAGGCCATCGTTGGTGTACAACAAACCTGGGGCATCTGGACGGAAGTTACCCACAGTATCAGCACCTAGTGGGTCCACTAAGTTAGATATGTGGCCAGCAGGGTCGATACCATTAGGACCTACAAAGCTATCCCAGAAATCTACCAAGAAGATGTTAGGGGGCTGGTCAATGTTGATCCAGTCACGAATCCCTTGGTTAATTTCCTGCAAGCGAGTAAGGATAGTCGCCTGTTGTTCCAACGGATACCCAGCCAAATAGAAGCGAGTACGGGGCAAAATCGTACCTAAGAAGACCCACTTACCGTTTTTAGCAATATCAGTAGCAGCCCGTTTGATGTTGCTCAAAATGAGCGGTGCCGGATCGTTTGCTGACAGATCGTTAGTACCACCAAGCATGTAGCAAATATCAAAACTAGACAGGTTATTCAAAGCACCGTACATCGGCCCCATTGTCTCAAAGGTGTTGCTACCCAGAAACTGAGCCTCTTCCCACCATGTAGCCACTTTAGAACTGGCAACAGCAAACGAAGTACCTGAGTTGGCACCTGTCAAGTTAGGCTGAATACCGTGCTCAAGCACAGTACGGTGACCTAAGATCTGCTCAGCAATTACCCACCAACCTGCATAGCCGTTACCGTATACCTCATAACGGTTTGGTCCTGGCTGCTTAGGAATGTAAGCCGTATTTAGGTGAGTAATTGAGTCACCAACGTCAGCACCACGACGCCCAGGGAAAGGTACAGCAGCGTACGCAGGTACAACCCACTCAGCAGGCCCGTCAATCCAAACACCAGATTTCTCCCCAAGAGAGTCCCCAGGAATTTGTTGAAATTGCTTAAATTGGCTAATGCTAATTTCCTGTACATCAGAAGCAGGCCCAATATGTAAATTGGTACTGTAAGAAAGACCTGCCTCACTTTGAATAGTTACGCTTACTACCTGTTCTACAGAAGACTTAACGTCGAAAGAAACAGAAGACCCAGTATCGTAAGTGAGGTACAGAGGTTTGTTTTCAAAAACAAGACCATAGCGCACAGCCTCACCAGTACTGATGACTGCGTTCTCCGAAGGGAGATCAAAAGTTACATAACCGTCGGGTGTACGGCTAGCGTAGTACTTAGTGCTAGGGGATACGGCATCCCAATTGGTCGAAGGGTCATCTATGTTTTCACGACCGTAAGCATAAGAGTAGGTCAGTGGAAAGTTGTTATGAGGCCCCAACGGACTGGCTTGGAATATGCGAGTAGTGTTCGATTCCTGCCCACAGGTAGTGACAAAAACCTTCATCATTTCATCGTAAGCAACGGCCCACATTGGATTCGTTGGTTCCAGATCTACACCCAACTTGAAAGCGTCAATGAACCAATGGATACCATCAGCAGCCGTGGATACTTCTTGGTCTGCCAACTTACGCCACATAGGCCATGCTTCATACAGCTCACCATAGCCGATAGCAACGTCAGGAATACTCACACAATAGCTGACACCGATTACGCCATTTATGGCGGTCTTTAGCTGAATCTTCCCTGGTTCGCCATCGTCATGTTTTCCTGCAGGAATGGCCGGTTGACCAAAGCTACCACCGCGTTGAGCACCAAATACCTTGTTGCCCCCAGCGTCAATGTAGTAGTCAATCTCAACACGACTACCTTCGGTCAAATCCGCGAATACGTTCTTCCAAACAAACTTGGCATCTTCAGAGACTGCTTGATAAACAATAGCTGCAGGTGGAGTTAGTTGACCAACACCGTTAGTGAAAGTCACTGCAGCTTCTGGATCACGTCCGTAGATGTAACCACTTAACGCGAGGTCACCGCTTGCTTGAAGGGGACCCCGTGCGTTAAATACAGCACCACCGTTACAAATCCAAGAGTGGTGCCAACCATTGTCGTCAGCATCTTCAGGACGCACCCCTTTGAAGAAACCATTGATGGCTCCTTCATAAAGAAACTTACCGTAAGCCAGCATTGCAGGATCTTGTGTTGCTGCAGCTGCCCGCATAATCCCACGCATTAAAATAGAGACACCCTCACTAGAAGCAGTGCCGGGTGGCGTGTAGCCACCCAACGCTCCAGAGTCCGGCATCTGATTATTGAGGACTAAGCCCTCAGTTGTAATTAGAGGTGGGATCATCTTCTTTACCTATGCCTTAGACTAGAGTACCGGGAATGGACAAGAATACTGTAATTCCTACTGCCCAACCCATACGGTTTTCTAAGTAGACCTTACCTGCAGCGACGGAAATTGTAATTTTTCCAGCTGCTCCTGTAGTTCCCGAAAGAATCCCGGTCAACACACCACCTCCCCCCGCCAAAGTAGGGTAAATTGTGGGAGTGCCTGCTGTGTTAAAAGCAAACTGAGTAACTGGTAGGGAACCAAGTGCGGCTAGGTAAACCATTCCCCAGCCTGCAGAGTTAGCTGCAATGTTCCAAGAAATCACACCATCATTTGGTACTGTAAAGTTACCGCTGATGTTACTGGCCCCACCGCCGCCGCCACCGGCTGCAGGAGTCTGCCAAGTAGCATCCCCATCAGCAGCACTGGCTTTAGCTAGTACTTGACCAGTTGCTCCGCCAACAGGGATTGCAGAACCAGTCGCACCTTTGAGACTGGCAACAATTGCACCCCAAGCACCTGCTACTTTAGGACCGTAATAGTCACCGTTAGAACGTAAGTAGAAATCCCCGTCTACCCCAGTTCCACCAGCAGGAACAGTAGTACCGGTCAGCCATTTGGCACCAGTAGCACCAGCTATACCTGCTATGCCCGCTATACCCTGTATCCCTCGGGTCGATATACCTGCAGGCCATATTCCACCTGCTTTAGGACCGTAAATCAGCTGAGCTGCTACATCTAATGCGTAGTCACCGTTTACGCCAGTAGCACCTGAAGGAGCACCTGTAGTAGTCAATACAGTATTGCCGTTCGTGCCATTAGTACCGTTTGTACCATTGGTGCCTGCAGTGCCGTTAGTGCCTGCAGATCCTGTAATAGCACTCAGCAAAACCAAGTCTGCCCAGCTGCCGCCTACTTGACGCCATTGAACAGCAGTCGCTGTTTTCTGCAACTCAACAGATAACCCATTAGCACCTGCTGGTGCTGCCAACTCAATCCAATTAGCCGTGTTGTTTCTTGGTAGTACCGACGACACGTAAGGCACCGTAGCATTCAGTACCCACATAGAAGTTGGGTTGACTGAGCCAGTAGAGAAAACGTAGTCGCCTGGGTTAAACGTAGCTGCAGCCCAGTTCCCTTTGTTAGTAAGGCCGGTGCCGGTATCCCCTTTATCACCTTTGATGTCCGTCAAGAGAAGGAGGTTATTCCAACCAACATCCCCAACGTATCGCCATTGGACATGAGTTGCTGTTTTTTGTAGCTCAACTTGTCGCCCATCAGCACCAGCAACACCGTTTGTACCAGCAGTACCGTTTGTGCCATTTGTGCCGGGAGCACCGGCTGGCACTGTGGCTATAATGAAAGCAGCCAAAGCAGCTTTACTTATACGAACCGTTTCAAAAGCACCCCCCACACCATCAATAATGGCCATTAACTCAAACAAGTCAGTGTGGGTTGTCTTCAATTGGTACGTGTTTAACTTGCTCATGCGGATGCCTCAATAGGGGAGTTAAGCGAATCTGTCATTACTGATCCTGCAGTATCAGTCAACATAGCTGGTGTGACGACAGGGCCTGTAGTTACTCCAGGGGACGGGTCGATATTATTGTAAGGGAACGACCCGGTAATCACAGTAAGTTGTGAGTAATCGATCGAGACTGGTAGCGCGTTATCTGGCACGTCTGGGTTAATCGACATTAAGTTAAGAGCCAAACGGTTAGCACCGGCTGGGGCAGTAAACTCAACAAAGATGGTGCCTTCCTCTATTTCGGCACCTTGCGGACCAAAAGCAACATACAAATTATTTGGGTAACTTGACCAAGATTGGTCAGTAACCATCAACAGCAAGCCTACATGCCATGCAGCAAACTCCATGTTGGTGCCGCCCTTGACCTTAGCATCCCAGCGAATTTTGACAGCCAGGGTATGCTTCTGCCCGGCAACAATTGGGATTACTGCAAGGGTTGCGGTCTTGGTGACGTTTGCCCCAACCACAGTTTGATTAGCCTCTCGGGTAATCCGCTGCCAGTTCCCAGCCACTTCGCTTGGAATCTGCTCCCCAGTATATCCCGCAGGTAGTGTGAGGTTTGTGGAAACACCATTAGAACCACCAGTAAACAGCGGGTTAGGGCAAAGGTTGCTGCCACCAACAGTCGTAGCCAAACCAAGCTTCCCGTCAATAGGGATGCCAGCTAAGCACTTACTGTCAATCAGGTACTTACCAAGAACCGTATACCCGTAGTTACTGAAATGCAGGCCGTCAGCATTCATTACCCCGGCTTTACCACGGTAAGACCCAGGTACACGTAACGCTTCAAACGCATCAAACAATGGGATACCAGTCTCCAAATGGTAGTCCTTAACTGCTTGGTTCCACACGGCCATATTGGCATCTTGTCCAGTTGTGTCGTTACGTGGAGGAATCGTCCACAGCACTGGGTAGATGTTACGAGCAACAAGAGCAGTACATATTTGCTGGATATACGTAAAGGCAGAGATGCCCCCGTAAATACTGTTAGTACCAGAAGCAACCACACAGACTTTTGGTGGAGGAACCATGTCCATGACCTTGGACAGCTGCAGCTCAAGAGACTGCTGCGGCGTACTACCAGACACAGCCACGTTGCCTCGATGACGGAACACTTGGTTACCATAGAAGCAGGCTTTCTGCATCCAGCCATTGCTGAGATACAGACCACCCTCGGTAAGCGAGTCACCTACCGCAGTAATGCCGTAAGCATTACTTGGCAGAGTAATACTAACCAACGGACCTGTTGGATCTGGATCTACGGGTGTGCCTATGTTGGAAGCAAAACCACTCACCAAGACAGTAAGAATACTTCCTGTGCTTGGGGTAATGCTCAATGTCCCAGTAAACGAACCCTCAGTGCTTGGAGTGAAGGTAACTGTAATAGTCGAGCTACTACCGGGAAGCACGGTCACATTCTGTGGGGAGACTGTATATCCAGCCCCACTTACTGTGTTCAATACCGAGATCGCAAAAGCTGAGTTGTTGTACACAGTCAATGTTTTCTGGGAAACGGTGCCCGCAGAAGTTTCAGCAAAACTCAATTGAGTTCCTGAAAGAGTCAGCGGTGCGACAACAACCGGAGTAATAAAGGTATCCAGATAAGGCAGCTTAAATTGTTGAGCAGCTCCCCAAGTACCCGCAGGTTGTTGTCCTACCAGACCGTCTGGGTCACCACCAGGAGGCCACGCCCAGTAAGCAAAACCAACAGCATGCTGCTCACAGTACGCACCCAAGGTATCCAACCACTGCTCATCTAACGCAAGGTCTTGGGCACTGTAAGCAGAGCCACCACCAGTGATAGGGTCACCACCAATTCGGAGGTAAGAACCGAACTCACCAATCCAAACAGGGGCGATATTCTCTTCAACCAAGTAACCCCACTGTCGGCTCCAAACATCTGGCATGTTGGCTGGGAAAGCCAAGCCAGCGTAAGTATTCCCGACTCGTGTTGCAGGAGTGAACCAAGGTTGCAAGGCAACGCCCTGTAGGTACGCACCGTACTCATGGGGGGAGTAGACAACCTTGTTAGGTACGTTTAGTACCACTGGTTCCATACGAGCTTCATCCAGCTTACCCGACCACCAAGTGCTCCATGTGTATTTGCCTTCAAGGCTTGCTGCATCAGTCTCATGACCAACAGGGGTGTGGTCAATGTTGCCTGTGTTTCCCTCACAGATAACAAGTACATCGGGGTTTACAGCGTGAATGGCATTACCAGCCCGCTCGTAGAAACCGAGAATACCGTCTACCGGGTTACGGTCCCATACGCAGTTATGCGGCTCGTTGATGATGTCGAAACCACACACAACAGGGCGGTTCTTATAGCGATTGGCCAAGAAGACATGAGCAGCAATTGCCTGAGCTTCGTTGCGAGCTTCTCGACGAATGCCACCAGTTTGGCCAGGATCATTAGGATTAGTAGTGGTGTACCACTTACCGTGGGTAGCCAACACGTTGTCGTTGTCAGGAGCTAGAGTGTGCATATCAAAGACAATGCGTAGCTTTAGGGCCTCACACCAATCAACAAACAGATCCAAGATCTGAATAGTTGTCTTCACGTTCTGAGGGTTTTCTCCCACAGTAGAGACAAGAAACTCAGGGTTAGCATCTACGTTAATGTAGGTAGAGTTCCAATCCCCACCAATGGTGTTTGGCTTAGTACCCGCCCACGTAACGTCCTGAGAAAAGAGAAGGCGAATAGAGTCGAAGCCAAGGCGTTTGATCTCTTCCAGCATACCTTCCTTGAGGACGCCGTTAATGCTTTTGGTACGGAATGGACGGGTCCACGCACCACTCGGTACACCAATCTGCTCAAAGCCGTACCAGTTCACAGAACGCAGCTGAACAACAGAGCCTGCACCCTTGTTGTCTTTCAACTTGCTGCCATCAGCCGAGAGGTAAGTAAGAGCAGACAGGCTTGCAGCCGTAGCCACACCACTCATAGGTATCTCATGGGCAGTGTTCTTGGCGTTTGAGTACACCAACAGACTGCCTGTCTTAGTACCTACGCTGGTAGGAGAGAAACGTAAGACAAGGGGTGCATTACCACCTGCAGCAATCTCTGTCGGGTAAGCCCCAACAATACTGAAACCAATAGGCACGGCCACACTACTAATCAGTAGGGGTAGCTCACCCGGATTACGTAGGGTAACCGTAAGGTTCGGAGAAATGTTCCCAACTACCGTAGATGGGAAAATGATGTTGGTAGGGGTAATACCAAATTCCGGAGCAGGCACATTCTCAAAACTCTCCCCACGTAAAGAAAGAGTGTGCGGACTGCTTGGGGTATTGCTCGTAAAGCTAAGCGACCCAGTACGTACCCCAGTAGCTATGGGATTAAACCGTACCTTTACGTCAACTGAACCAAACGGCGGAATAGTAATTTCAGTCATGGGATTATCTCGAAATCACCGGTCACAGTGAGGTTGTCTATTATCAGGGGTTGGTTACCCACGTTCGATAAACGGATTGTGGTAACCCCAGAGGTGCTACCTAATTCAACGGGATCTACGTATGACACTTCAGTGAGAGACATAGATAGGGCAGGACCGGTTGATGTAATCGCCGGTAGTGTCGCCCGTTGAAGAAATTCCCACAGACCCGTAAGCATCTTGTTAGTGAGACCCAGGTAATCCAACGAAGAGGCAGCTATTAAGCTAACCCGCTCTTTCGGGAGGTTCTCAAACTCAATGTCGAAGTAGCCAGTAAAATTTCCCTCAATTTGGGGGGCAAATACGATCTCAATTTTGAAATCACGATCTGCCTTAATTTCGGTGGGAAGCACTGTGGGGAAAGTAAACGCAACCCCATTCAAGCTAATGGACTTAACAACCAGGGTTTGAAAACCCGTATTGGTGATTGTAAATTCCAAAGGAGTGACCGAGCCGAGTACCCTAGTACCGTAGTCCAAAACTCGTGGACTAATGTCAACAAGGAAAGGTGGTTTACCACCCACCCATAAGGGGATCACTCGGCTTGAGTGATTCCTTATAGGGTTCTCTTTAGAGAACTCGGTTAGCGACATATTGTCTTCAGACATGATTACACCCCGTAGGTCACATACCAGCGAATGCCTGAACCAATAAGGCTAGTGGGGGCGCTCATCTTTAGGCTGATCTTCAGAGCATTCTCTAAAATGTAGGAGGAGAAATACTCTTCCCCATAAAGGGCACCGTCAGACGCAACAAGGATTATTGAGCTGGCAACAACCATATTCTGGGCTACGCCTTCAGGCAGCGGGATAGTGACCAATGCCCCCAGTTGCCCGGACACACCCTCAACAACTTGTGAGTTACGCAGCTGAGTGGATACCAGTAACAGGTCTTCCATGTGGTCAGCAACGTATTGAAGAAGCTCAAGATTTTTAGAAACCAGGGCTACCTTGTCGTAGGCAGTGCCGATCATTTTATCCACTAGAGGGGCAGAGCCGCCCATTGGGTCAGTGCTTGGACGAAAAGACATTATTTCCAGCCTCCATTATAAAAGCGAGTATTGCTAGTGGAAACTGTGGCACTAACCAAATCATGCTCGATAACTTCGCCGCATACACTTTCGTAAAAGGCGTAGTGTTCTTGAGCTTTGCTGGATGCCTCAGCAGTATTGATGTGACTATACACCTTGTACGCAATGTAAGCAGTTAGGGCAGTCACTAATGTATCAGGCAGGGAGATCGGCTGGTTCAACTTGGTGTGATCCAAAGTCTCGTGCATTGTTTGGTACACGATACTAAGAGCAGCCCCTTCTTGAGGACGTGGTACTTGCAGCACCTTTGCCTGGGGAGTGAATACAGACTCAGGGTGATTGTCGTTGTTTAGCGGTAGACGCTCACCATACGTATTGTATACAGCTGTGACCTTGATTACCTCATCAACAAAAGGTTCAAGAGGAAGGTCCAAGATGTAGCATGTCTTTTCCAGCTTTGGTTCATGCTGTCTGGAGAAGCGAGGCAGCAAGTGGTAGTTCGTAATGTGGCTGTGCATCTCAACCAGGACATCATTCTCTTTGAGAGGGAACCGTGAATGTAGACGAGTCAGCCCCTCGTTTGTATAGAGAACAATCTTGGGGTGGTATGCCTCAAGGATCTCACCTGAACCTTCTCCAGACATGGCGAGGTTGGAGAGTTCCCCGTAAGACAGCTTTTGAAAAAGTTCTGCGATGTCCATAAAACCTCACACGATATAGGAAGACAGGCCGGAAATAGTGGGCTGCTTATCATCATCATCCCACATATTTAATTCAGCTTCAGTGGTGGGAGATGCCTGAGATGGTTTCCATGGATTGAGATAACCCAGCATAGAAATTGTATCTAAGCAGTCGTCTTTACCTTTGAGACCGCTCTTGGTAGCTAGGCGAATTTGTTCCATGAATTGTCCCACAATTACGGAGTTTTTCATCTCTTGTGGGAACCAAATTTTACGCATCTTGAACCAAGGGACTACAGTATTGAATCGCGTCAACTTGTCAGTTGATGGCCGTATGCCCGGAGCACCACTCTTTTCACTCGATGCAAAGTTGAACCAAATGTTCCGACTCATCATCTCTCGCTGCAGCCACTGAATAAAAGCACCCTGCTGACCGGTGATCTCAACACCAACTTGCTGGGGGTTGTACTTCAGTACATGAGCAAACAAGGCATCGATTGTCTTATCCATCGTCTGCTTCTCACAGATACCGTCTACCCAGAACCAGTCCCCGTTGGCGTTGTATGCCCAGTCACTGATTACGTTGAAGTCGGCTGTCTGCTTGGCAGAGGTAGCAAAGTCAGTCGTCATATAGAAGTTGTAGATCTCTTTGTTCTTCAACAAGTCAGCACGGCTGTACCAACCAATCTCCTCATCCTGAACAAGACGTTCTTCTTCAGAGCTGATACGTAGCATTAGTTCTTGATAGAAGGCAGAGAGCTTGCCTGTTTTTACAGCCATGTCGTACTGAGCTGCCACGTAGTCGTAGCTAAAGCGATCGTCCCATGCCCCAACAAACTCTGCTTTCTCGCAGGGGAATTTCTCGCACACGGGCCACACGTTCACGTCCCATGCACCGGATTCCACAGCTTCGATCAGAATGTCTTCTGTATTAAAGGGTGTACCGTTGAACACGACTTTACGTCGGGTAGGATCGAGTGCGTGGTTTACACCTTTATATACGGTGTCCTTGATGGCAGACATTGCTGCCTTCGACTTGGCGTCATCATCACTCACGAGGTCATCGAGAATGGCAATGACAGGACGCTTACCAAAGATCTTCGTACCACGAAGACCGGTCTTGGCACCAAACATTTTGCAGCCAAGACGGTGGCCTTCACGGTTTCTGAACTCAAGGTAGTTATCCGTGAAGGTGGCATCGGGGATCCAGTACTGCAGGAACTCGCTGTTGTTGTACCGGAACTCAATGTTCTTACGTGCAGATTTCACACCGTTGTCCATCGAGTCAGACACGTAGATCATGCCTTCCACTTTTCCGAAGTTGGGGATGTACCCAAAGTGGGCGCAAAACAACACGAAGTACTCCATAAAGAGAGTCGTCTTTGCAGCCCCTCGAAAGCACAGGTTGGCTACGTAGTCGTTGACTGCTCGGGTGATTGGATTGACCTCAACAATCTTATCCAACATCTTTAGGTGAACTGGTGGGGTCTTGTGACTTTCCCCTTCCTGACCGTTGACCATCTTGATCCAGTTCATAAAGGTCAGGGCAAAAGTAGTGGGTATGTAGGTGCTGGAATTGAGTGAGGCGTAATCCACCTGGTTCAGCCAGTCATCTAGCTTCTGTTTGATCAAACCAGTTTCGATGGCCATAGTGACTCCCCCTCTAAGAAAACTGCTCCGGTATTACGATGCACCAACGACATGGCTCTGGTTACTGTCTGCGGATTTACAGCATCCAACCCACTCAAGTAAATGACGCTTGGTTGAAACCTGCCACGTCTTACCGTGGGCACAGAGTCAAAACTTGCGATTACTTCCTTAAAGTTATCTGCATAAAATAAGGTGATCATGGCTTCATCTCAAAGATACGCTCACCAGCTACCTGTTTGGTGGTGTGGCCATTGGCAATGAGCTGCTGCTGGGTAGTGGCCATACGCTCAAGCATTTCCTTCATTTCGTTCATGCCAGAGGTTTCACGCAGGTCGAAGTTGATCAGTGGCCCTACTTCTTTAGGCTTAGCCAAGTGAGTAAGCAGTGCTGCAGCTGCATCGCACTGGACCTTCTCGCTCATAGCCCCAGTCATCAGGGTGGCAAGATGGTTGATCGCCTTCTGCTGTACGTCACGGTTCAAAACCCAAGTAGGGATAAAGCTTTGCTCCAAGATGGCATTGACCAGCTTGTTCCCGGCGTACATGGATACGTAGGAGCTGACATCCTTCTTGCTTTTGCCTGCTGCTACCAAAGAGGCATAGCGTTGTGGGAACGTCTTGGCGTAAGCGTCGTGGTTGCTATCCCCCATCAACTTATAACTAACGTACACCACAGCATTCAGATAATCCTGGGTCTTGTACTTCCCGTCTTTCAACACGCTGGTGTAAGAAATGAAATTCTCACGCACCTGCTCAGCAACCACCGGATCGTTTACGACATTGTTCACCGTATCCACGAATTGCTGGGTGATGGTGTTTTTCAGCGTAGCCGGTACTGCTTGTTCCACTTCTAGCTTAGTCAGCATGACTTTTTCCTCTAACTAATATCTAAAGGGGCCGTAGCCCCTTAGATTTTTTATTTGGAATCGCGTTCGATTCGTCGATTAAGGACTATCAGGTAGTCGTGCATAGCACGCAACTGATCTAGCAAATCCATCCTGGCCTCATTAGTCAGGTTCATAAAGGAAGGAGATTTACTGAAAGCTGCCCCCCTTGTGTACTTATCATGTAGATCGTTACGTTCCACAACCATACGATCGGTGTGTGTAAGGGTACGTAGACGGAGACCTACGTCATAGCTTTTCTCAAACACATCTCGTGGGGACCAGCTTACATAGCCTGCGTGGCCTGGGACATTTGCTTCGGCACCCACAGTCTCAGTCAGGTAACCATTATCATCACTGCATTCGTTTGCAGGCTGGGACCAACCACGGTAATCGTTGTACCCACCACGGGTCATGGCTACGGCACGGATAGTTTTTGTGCCTATATAAGTAGTCGGATCTCCTAATTTCAGGATCTCACCCATGGCAGGGCCTGCCTTCTCAATCATGCTGAGTTTGGTACGCAGCTCGAAACCAAGGAGTGCCCATAGCTTGTTGAAAGCATCTTCGCGGGCAAGGTTACGGCCTGTCTCTACTTTATAGTTACCAGGGCTGGCACAGGAAGACTGTCCTTGTACCGTGAAGTTGTTTTGCAATGTCAGCACACAGAAGGTCATTCGGTTCAGGTTATCCGGGTAGAAGACGTTTACCCCATCGGTTGCCCCTTGCACACCGTCACCGGCAGTGAAATAGTGTTCGTAACGAATGGCTGCTTCGACATCTTCCAGTGTCACTCGTGGTGCTACGGCAGCGGCTTTCAACTCAGCTTCAGTGATACGCATAATTTTCCCCAGTAGTTAATGTGAATCGTTCTTTGAATTAAGATAGACTTTAGGCTACCTTTAGATAAAACTCAATCTCTTTCCTGACAAGGACGGGGGTAAGGGGGGCTATTGCCCATCGCTTCGCAATGGAACCAAGGGGATAAGGGGTGAATCTACAGTTCTGGTTAAAGAAGTTTGGCAGCAGTCCTGAAGAGATTCCTTTGGAATGGGTGTATAGGGATAGAAAAGGTAGGTCAGTTCTTCTGGTAGAGAACCAAGAGGAATACGACTTTATGTCAGGCATGTGCTACCTAATGGGCAGAGAGCTGTTCATCAATATCACTACGGTCACCACACCGATCGAACTACACAAATGGGAGAAGCACTATGCCAATATCTTTCTCACGTATGACCCCTATGATAGAAACCGTATCTAGTGGTAAAGTCAGCTTGCCTTGAGTGGTCTGTAGGAAGACCGGTCAACCTATTGCGGATAGTGGGCTTCATGGGAAAATAACAGCCGCCGTCAGAGTTCTTCGACTCCTTATCTCTTCAAGATGCCTGTGCTGAAGAGGGCTTTATTAGAGGGATGATCTGATAGATGAGTCAGGCACCTAACAGACCTGACAGGACCGGACAGTTCCCCCAGCTGCTTCCGGTCTTTTTATGGGGGTTACTTCAAACATAGTTCTATATATTTTAAAAACTTCCTATATTTTTGGTATGTACCTTCCGTTGTAGTACTTACACGTTTACACCCCCAAGCTTACACAACTACCCCCCCGGTATCCTCAAGCTTACACTCACTCACCCACCCCCTTCATATCCCTAGCCGGTGCCCGGCTTGTGGGCAATCATGCCTCAACAACTACAGGGGTATCTCCATGTCCACTACTCGCCTAGCATTCGGTGCCATCCTCGGCACAATCCAGAATGCCGCAGCTACAGTGACAACCGCATTAGACGCCACCAACAATGGCGTCGGCATGCTATCAGCCTTCGTCACCGAAGCCTCCATCGATCAGAAGCTACGTAACGTAGCCAATCGTGAAGACTTCCTTGAGAACCTCATCCAAGAACGAGCTGAAGCTCGTTCAATCGGTGCTCTCAAAGTCGAAGCCTTCTGTGCTAAATCAGCACAGCACGCCAAGCACTACGCCGATGCGTATGACACATTCACTAAACTCCTTCGCCCTGCAACCCAGGGCTAAGTCCTCCCTCAAGGCTACCAGCTTCCGCTGGTAGCCCTCATTACCATAGGATAGACAATCTATGCACGCTCTAACTCTAATGATAGTCGGGACTATCATCTCTCTTGTTGTCAACGCTGTATGCGTTGGCAACATATCTTTGGGTTTGGCAATTGCCATAATCCCAGTCATCTCTATCCTTGGAGCACTCAGTGCTCCTACTGCTAAACCTGTTAAAAGCTACAACCGATTTGCCAATTAAAGAATTGGTAAATCAAAGTCAAAAGGGCGCTGCGCGCCTTGTGGGGTAAATCCCCTTCTGGACAATCCTGTCCTATCTTTCCAAAATGGAGCATCTAACATGGCTACTTCCGGCATCGACTTCACCAAGACCTTCTCTGCTGCTTCTGCCCCAAAGGCAGCGGCTGATAAGCCGAAGGCACAGTTCTGGATCAATTTGGGCTACGAGTCTGATGTAATCGACGAGGATGGCACTCCTCGTTTCATCAGCTTGCCGCAAGGCATCCCGCTTGATACGCAGGACCATCTGCCGACTAACAGTCGCAACAACGAGTTCGCTGCTTTCCAAAGCAGTCGTAACGACTTGTTGGACCAGATCCAGGCTCACGCTGCCAAGTTGGCTGCTGGCGAGTCCTGCATCCTGAACCTGCAAATCCAGTTGCGTCGTGTAAACGACGAAGCTGCTCCAATTGATAACGGTGCCAATCCGTTCATCAAGAAACTCTCGCTGTAACCCATAAGGACACTCTTCGGAGTGTCCTTATTAAATGTTTACGATAGATAGATCATTTCAACTATCTAAACACTAAGTTCAACTTTTTACCTTTTTTTCGGTAATACAGCCTAAAGACTAAATGTCTTGGGCTAAACATAAATTAGAGGAATAGATCCAATGAAAAACTACCTGTTGGTCTTCAGCTCAAGAGCAGGAAATCAGTACCACACTGTGTATGCCCGTGATGACGTACATGCAAGCTGCTTGGGTGAACAGATTGCAGATAGCACCCAACTAACCCTCACCTACGAATACTCCCAAGAACTGGAGTAAGAGGAATAGATCATGCTTTGTTTGACCTGCACTGTCTGCCCTGAAGACAAGCTAACCAGTTATCCAACCCGAGATAGTCAACCTTTCCGTCCCTTGTTTGCTCTGGTATCAGAATCAGAAAACGTAAAAGAAGCCGGTAAGGTCAGTGTCTACCTGGATACAGACCAAGCGAAACTATTGGTTGCTCAATTGACTGCTTTTATCAATAAGCAAGAAGCGAAGGAAGGAATATCTCATGCTTAAAAGACTCATTGCTTGGCTAACAATACACACCGAAGCAGAGGCATATGCCGATGGTCGCTGTGTTGCTGAAACTGCTATGCAGAATGCTGACAACAAACAAGACATGGTTGATGTCCTCTACTACCACGCTGGTAAGAGCATCAGCAAAACAGCCATCCAAGATGCGTTTGATCTCGGTGTCATTGACCGGTTAAAGGAACTCGGCTACGAGCCTACTGAAACCAAAAACGGCTTTCTCTAATGGTCTCTAGAGATATGTTAGAGAAAGCCGGAAGACTCACTTCCGGCAACAGCGAGCTACATGAAAGACGAGCTGGTTTGGCAAACGTAATTATGGAATGCCATACCAGCCTGTCCGTCATGCTGCGTAACTGGCCCGGCGAATACGAAATACCTCCTGAGCACAATCTCATTGAGCTTATGGAAGTCATGGCTATCGTAGCTGAAGATCTGGAGATGGAACCAAATGAAGAAACCGACAATCCTAAAATTGATTGATACGGTTATTGGTCCTTCGTGGACCATAGCTACAGGCCATGGCTGTAACTCTGAGCTGGAAATGAAAGTGTACTGCGAAGAGGCCGATCCTACTGGTCTCAACATCAAACTCGTTGATCTAGGAGAACCACTCCGTGATGAAGAAACTAATAGTTGCTGGTGGAAGGGACTTCCACAATGCGGAACTGCTGCATAACGCTATCAGCGAATTAGGTACAACAGGGCAGCTAGATCCACAGGCTGAATTAGTCTGTGGGATGGCCCGTGGTGCCGATGCTCTTGGTTACCACTTCTTCAAAGAATGTGGCAACACCATTCATGAATACCCTGCTGACTGGGCAAAGCATCCTCGTGCTGCTGGCTACATTCGTAACGCAGAAATGGCCAAAGTAGCTGATGGCTTACTCGCCTTCTGGGATGGCGAATCCAAAGGTACAAAACACATGATCGAAACTATGGAGAAACTGGGTAAACCAGTCTTCGTTGTGATCTACAAAATTAACTTTGCAAAAAGGAACCAATAGATATGAGCACATTCCAAGTTGTTAAGTGCAAGAAAACCAAAACCCACACTGTCCACTTCATTGTGCCTCCTGTGTTCGCAGAGCCAGGGCCTATCAGTGGACCTTTCTATTTCAAATGGCACGCAGCTCTGATGTGTGCTCTCTACAACCTAATGTACTGAGGTGTCTATGGACATTGCCTTCACATCTGCTGCATTAACAACACAACTCCCAGAAGAAGATTGCGATCACTTCATCAAGACAGTGCAACGATCGCTGCGTTGGGAAACAGAGTTCACAAAAGCCTCAATTGTAATTGATGGCCGTGATGTTGCTGGCTGGCTTGAGCATGGTATCAGCGTATTGTCCCGTAAGAACAATACGCAAGTCATGTTCATTGCCGCTATCCAGCGACATCCTGGGGCAGATAGTGAGTTCCACTCATAATCTGTAGTACCACTAAAACCAATATGGCCGACTGCCGATGGTATTGGTTTTAAAACTAGACATAACTTAGAGGAATACTCATGTTCTACGGCGTATTGATTGCATTGGCTGTTTGGTTGGTCCTGGTAATACTAGACATGACTAAAACACAAGGGCCTTACGAGATTGATACCTCAAAGGCTTACTTCCTACTCGTATTACTTATAGTCGTAGGCATCGTCCTCGGCTCCCTCGTTGAAATCATTCAAGGAACACTGTAATGGCTAAGAAAGTATTCGTATTCGGTAGCAACGAAGCAGGCATCCACGGTGCTGGTGCTGCAGCATTTGCCTACAAAACCAAAGGTGCTCGTTACGGCAAAGGCTATGGCCATCACGGGGACAGCTTCGCCATTCCTACCAAGGACATGGAGATCATGCCCCTATCGTTGGACATGATTAACGCCTATGTGTGTGGCTTCCTAGCCTACGCAACTGGGCATCGTAAGCTCGACTTCCAAGTAACACGCATTGGCTGTGGCCTAGCTGGTTACAAGGATGAGCACATTGCTCCGCTATTTATGGGAGCACCTGTCAACTGCATCTTTGAGATCAAGTGGAAACCCTTCTTGGGTGAGCAGTACAACTACTTCATCGAAGAACTGTAAATAATCAACTGTAAGGAGCGAGACCTATGTCTCAAGACGCTATCCAATTGATTGCACACCAGCGTGAGCTGGAAAAGTTGTTCAACAAAAACCAACTGATTACACGTATCAAATCTGAGTTCATGGAGTGTGTCTCCTTCGACTTCAGTGAATACATGGAAGACAAAGGCATACCACGAGGCTTCGGTTACGATTTACTCGTACAGATGGCCTTACACAAACGGTGTGACTTGCAGACACTGATCGGCTTGCTCGATCGTCACTTCCACAACGTGCAGGAAACTGCAGATATGTTGTGGGTCTGTGCTGAGGCAGACTTAGTAGATTGGTCACCTGACCTAAAGATATTCGTAGTCTGCTTTAACATCACCAAAGAAGTTCAGGAAGAACTGGATCGCTATCAGTTCCCACTGCCTATGGTCGTTAGACCTCGCACAGTTGGTAAAAACACAGAGACAGGCATGCTGCTAACTGAGGGTTCCCTAATCCTCAAGAAGAATCACCATGATGGTGACATCTGCCTAGATCACATCAACCGGATGAACTCCACTCAACTGACCATTAACCACAACGTGGCCAACATGATTCAGAACCAATGGAGGAATCTGGACAAGATGAAGCCAGGGGAAACCAGTGATGACTTCAAGCGTCGTAAGAAAGCTTTCGAGAAGTACGATCGTACAGCTCGTGAGGTCATGGACGTGGTTACCAAACTAAGTCCTGTGTTCTACCTAACCCACAAATACTGCAAGCGTGGACGTACTCACTGTCAGGGGTATCACGTCAACTACCAAGGTGCTCCTTGGAATAAGGCAGTAGTCCAATTCGCTAACGAGGAGGTCATCCAATGAGCAAACCAAGAATGCGGTATGTCCGGCAGTCTGAGACTTACTGGTGCTGGGAAGACAACAGTGGCCTGGGGGCAGGAAAGACAATGGATGATGCCTACTGCTGTTACCTACGTGTGGCTGCTCTTAGGGTAAGTCGTAGCCTTCCCAGAGGACGCTTAAAAATGTCTTTTGTTCCACCAAAAATGGGCATTTGGCAACGTATTAAAAATAGGCTCTACAAACACCTAGTTAAATAACATTAGACATAACTTCTAAGGAGCACAAGATGCAGAAGTTTACCCCTAAGCAATACCTACAAATGGACATCGCAAGTAACTTCGGCCTAGATAAGGCTGATTGGGATGAACGACTTAAATGGTTTGCTACCAATGAGCACCAGCTATTCAGTCTGGTTACACAGGCTAAGACCCCAGCTCTTTACTATGCAGCCCTGCTTGCATGGCGAGAAGTAGAACAGGGTAAGCCTACTGGCTACCCTATCTCACTGGATGCTACAGCCTCTGGTCTGCAGATTCTGGCATGCCTTACGGGCGATCGTCGTGCTGCACAACTGTGCAACGTAGTCAACATGGGGCACTGCACAGATGCCTACCAAGTACTGTATAGCTACATGCAAGCAAAAGCCGGTGCTGTCGGTATCATTGATAGGGACATGGTTAAAGAGGCAGTAATGACTGCCTTGTACAATAGCGAAGCTATCCCGAAGAAGGTATTCGGTACTGGCAAAATGCTAGGTATCTTTTACGAAACTGTGGAAGAAAATGCTCCTGCTGCTTGGGAGCTGAACCAAATGTACAAGGCAATGTGGGACTCCTCCCGTGACACATACCTGTGGACTCTGCCTGACAACTTTCATGTTGTCGTTAAGGTCATAGACACCAAATTCGATACCGTCCGGTTCGGAGGAGGTCACTTTGATGTGTCAACCAAGGTGCATGCACCCACTGCTGAAGGCCGTAGCCTCTCTGCCAATACCACTCACTCGCTTGACGGCATGATCGTTCGTGAAATGACACGCCGTTGTAACTACAACCCTAAGCAAGTAGCCCAAGTACGCTTCTTAATGGAGAACCCTGATGTATGGAATGGTCCTGGCTGCAAGCCAACAGATGATAAACACAAGCTTATTGTGCAGTTGCTTGAGCATTACAAGGCAAGTGGTTACTTGTCTGCCCGCATCCTGGACTGCATCGGCTACCACACTGCTCATCTGGTGCCAGTGAAAGATGTGCTTGAGCTGCTGGATTCCCTGCCTGCTAAACCATTTGAAGTGATCTCAATTCACGATTGCTTTCGCTGCTTGGCTAACTATGGCAATGACCTGCGTGAGCAGTACAACCGCCAGCTGTATCTGATTGCACGCTCCAACATGCTGAGCTTCATTCTGAGCCAACTGGTTGGCGGTAATGTGGCAATTCACAAGCAAGATCCTACGCTTGCTAATGACATTCTCCACAGTAACTACTCACTGTCGTAAACTATTCGGACCATCCCTAACGGGGTGGTCCTTATTTTTTACTGTTAGCCGCCGTCTAACCCTTTCTTGGGTTGTTTAACTTGAAGCCTGCCTAGTGCGGGCTTTTTCATTCCTTAAAGGAGTATCTGATGTCAAAGCATCTATTTGAAAACCTTAACCAACGTGGTCAAGCACCAGCGACAGTTGCACCAATGACCATTGATGACGAGGGCAACATTGTCTTCCCGTCCCAAAAGCACATTCATGACCAGCTCACGCATGTGTTCAACGTCTTCCAACAGAGTGAGGCTAAAATTCGTCCTCACTTCCACCTAACTGGTGACTCGGGTAGTGGCAAATCCTTCCTTGTGAAGATGGTTGCCGACACCCTGAAGATCCCATTCATCTCTGTAAACGCTGCAGGTCTCACAGCTGAGGGCCTATCAGGCAACTCACTGAGCAAAGCCCTAACGCCCCTGCGTGAGTGCTGGAACGAGCCGAATATCATCTTCGTAGATGAGTTCGACAAGCTGCTGCAACGCAATGGTGACAGCACTGAGAGCTTCCGCTCGGGTGTGCAGGATGAGTTCCTTACCAGCTTGGAAAGCAAGTACACCTCGGTGTTTGCTGACTACGGTAAGTACATTCCTACCGTAGTAGAGAACAGCCTGTTCATCTTTGCCGGTGCCTACAGCAACCAGAAGATAGAAACTCTGCGTGAGCTGAAAGATGCTGGCCTGCGTACTGAGTTCGTGGGCCGTGTGCCTCTGGTCTTCCATACCACCTCTGTGTCGTTGGAAGAGCTACAGACAGCCATTCCCTCATTGGCTCTGTTTCAGGAGTACCGCAAGCTCTTTAACAAGAGCAAGCCCAACACTGACGTAGCTGGAATCATCAAGCTACTCAAGGAACAAAACGAAGAGATGAAGATAGGCATTCGCCTGCTCAACTCCTGTATCCACCAGCATTTCATGCGGGGTGTGTGATGAGCATGCACCCTGCACGTACCACCAAGTTCACACCCGGCCTGCAATGCCGCTACAAGGCGGCTGAAGGCTACAAGTACTACACCATTCTTGGTTTGTCTAAAGGAGCGGGCCTTTCCTACGCTGAGCAGCGTGTGGTGTACCAGTCGAACCAAACTGGGGGAATCTTTCACCGGACAACTTACGATTTCGTTAATCGTATGGAGATCATGTCATGAGTAAAGAATACAAACCCGTTCCTCGTGTGCGTATGACACTCAGCTTGGCTATTCAAAACCGCTGCTTACATGAGCTGTGTGCTGCCTTTGGTATTGGTGAAAGCCATGGTCAGATCCATGAGATCACCTGCTTTCCTGGTGACTTCGCCTACTTCATGGGCTTAGTAGCCAAGATGGATAAACCACCAACTCTCAAGCAATTGCGAGTTGAGTACGTGGACATCCGTAATGATGTCAAACGTACAACTGTCCAAACCCAGAACCGTAAGTGGAACTGTGAGGAGCCAGAACCAGAAGGTGATCTTGCAGCTGAGGTAGCAGTAACCAGTGCGATGCACATGATAAAGGTATTCCCTATCGCCACAGCATTGTGGTGGTTTATCGAGAACGTAAGCGATGACCACCCAAACCGTAATGAGCTGTTTTTTGCTCTACGTGTGCGTGTACGGGAGAACCAAGGTGCGACAGACTAAGCGTGAAGCAGCTATCGAGGTGCTTACTGGAACAGGTATTGGTATGCTCGGTAGCTGGCTTATCACGCTTTTTGTGATGAGCTGTCTGCCTGACAAACTGCAAGCAGCTACAGTGACCGTACTTCTATGCACTCTGTGGAGCCTCTTACGAGGCTTTGCTATCCGTCGTTATTTCAGTAAGGAACAGCTATGACCGCACCAAATAACAAGCCTATGTCGCTGGAAGAAAAGACTCGCTTTACCAACTACTACAAAGAAAAAGGTAGTTGGGGCAATCTTCATATCGTGCTGGATGACAAAAACGTGAAAGATAAGCACGTTGCTGCATGTATGGAATTTGCAGAAAAGTCCGGTGACGAGGAAGGCTATAACCTAGCTGACATCCTCCGCACTATGTCCAAATCGCAACGTCTGAAGCTGGCTAATACCGACTTCAGCGGTGCCCGTCGCTTCTAGGGGAACCAATGGATACCACTGGCAATTTGACAGTGGACATTGGGGACATCAGTACGCGACGTGATGTAATCATGCTCAGGATTCATGAGCGTGTAATCGTTGTAGATAACGGCTTTGCCCTTGATGGTAAGCCAAGCCCCTGCCATATCTGGACCGGTCCTGACTCCGGTACTGGACGTGGTGGGGGCTATTCTCGTATGTCCCTGAACAGCCAAACAGTGGCCGTCCACCTCGTTGTATACACCCATTTCTATGGCTACATCCCCGGTAAGAAGCAGGTAGACCACAAATGCAATATGCGTTTGTGTTGTAACCCCGCTCACCTGGAATTAGTTAGTCATCTAAAAAATCAACGGCTCCGAGCTAAGCGAGCCAAGGAGTCTGTATGAGTCATAACGTAGCAGTGGTGATACCTGAGAAGTTCCCAGAAGAATCCACGCCAGATCTGGGCTGGGATAAAGGCTATGAGTCTGGTTATAA